CCATTTGAACAAACTTGGATGAGTAATGTGTTTCAAATGCAAAAAGATAATAAAATAAAATCCGCGGTTTTACTGCTTTCACCAATTAAACATGATAGATTTGAATTTTATCCTGGAACAGAAAGAAGAGAGAATTGAAAATATCGTGATATTTATATGTAAAAAAAACTATGGCACAATTTAAAGTAATCGGTATTAACGCTTCAGAAGAAAGCGGTTTAACCAAAGAAACAATTGATCAAACATTTGCAACAAGAGATGAAGCTCATACATATATAACCACGAATTTTACTTGGGATATGTTTGATAATGAAGAAACTAACGAGCATTATATGGCTTTAAGGTTTCATCACAACGATGTTGCATATGATTTCTTCCAGGTTCACGAAGTTGCTGAAGTGGTTGAATAACCATTTTAAAAACATAAACAGATAAACGCGGCATAGATGGACCCTGATGGTGATAAAAAAAATAAAATCTCTAAGAGAGAAAAACAAAAGAATAGCTTTCTACAAAGATACGTCTCTAATGTTAGCGATGTTCTTTCTCCCATTTGGGTACGACGCCTTATTCAAATTAATAATGGATTTGAGTGGTTCGTATTGGGTTGCAGATATCGTTTTTTATTCAATTTCCGCTTGTTTTTGGTGTTCTTATATATTACTTACCAAGTACTTAAATAAAAAAGAAACCCCATAATTTGGGGTTTTTTTTATTTCTTTTTCTTTTTCGTTAACTTTTCTTCTGGTTTTTGTAAACCTTTCTTGGTTTCATCTTTTTTGATGTAGTGACCTTTTGTTGCCTCTTTATGTTTATCGAGGATTCTTTTTTTGTCTTCTTCAGACATGCTAAAAATTGAGTTCATTTTAAAATGTTTTTTGTTTTTTTATTCCTTCACATTCCAGTTTTTTAAATTGTAATGCTTGGCATTTTTCATATTCTTCTTTTTCCTCTAATACCTTAATTGCTGTACCAAGTATTTCAATGAAAAGTTCTAAATCATTGTCATAACTTAAAACGCTACAAGTACAATAATACTCATATAAGGTCTCATTGTCAATGCTTTTGAGATAATCATATATCATGTGGACCTCATTGTCATCATAGTTTCCTTTATGTAAAATTCTTGTAGCTTGCAATAAAAAAGAAATAGACATACTAATAAATACTAAACAACAACCTCACCGATTTTTTTATCTAAAAATCTAAAACATTCAATAAAACCATCCGATTCAATTTCTTCTCTGGTTCTTTTAGTTTCTTTAGATGGTCCAAAACTAAAACCATTACTTAACGAGATACAATAATCCCAGTTACTTTTTGAATACATTTCTATGATTAGGAAAATACCTTCTTTGTCAAAGAAATGGTACAACTTTTTAATATCATACAATTCCAATGTGGAAACACTCTCAACGCCAATATTTGGGAACATCACTTCACTAAACCTAGTAAAGGCGGATGGATACAAATACTTTATGGTATACCAATCTAACATAACTATAAAATAAAAAATGTTCTTTATTTTATCCATAAATAACCTGTTTTTATTAAAAAATAATTAGTTTTTTGAAAAATATTATAATACTTATAAATGTTTAAAATGATAATACGAAACTTAAATTTTAACGAGAATACTAGGACTTTATATGTTGAATTTTCAACTGATGAGGACAGTGATGAATACTATCGAGGACTTTGGCTCTCAATTGAGGAGATTGAATTCTACTCTCCGACAATAATAACTGAGGATGATTTATACACAATTGACGAGGAATTTACATTAGAAATACTTGTTGAATACTTGAAGGATAATGATTTACCCGAAGAACAAAGTTTGTGATATTTATTAATATGAGTTTTTTAACAGACGAACAGAAGGAAAAACTTAACAAATTCGTTAAATTTGTTAAGGATGAACTTGAATTAGATCAAGTACCCAAGATTGTTATCCAAAACAATCGTAATGGGCTTAAAACGACTGCAAATTACAATTATAACTTAGAGGTCAAGGTTATCAAAGTAACGGCTAAAAACAGGTTGTTAGTTGACGTTATGAGAAGTATCGCTCACGAGTTGGTACATCATAAACAATATGAGCAGGGTCGATTAAAAGTGAAACCACCAGATATCGGTGGTGAGATTGAAGATGAGGCGAATGCTAAAGCCGGTCAATTTATCAAGATGTTTTCAAAATTAGACGAAACAATCTACGACGAGTAATTTACACTTTAAAATGTCCCATAAAAATGGGATATTTTCTTGTTATCGGGTAAAGAAACCAAAACTTTTTGATATTTATCTATTATGCGGTTATTATTAAAGCAAAGTCAGTTAGAAGGCCTTATCACCAAACTAGCAAAAAACCAAGAACTTATGGAGGATGAGCCAGGAACTGGTGCCCCAGAAACTGGTACTAGTGGTGATGGTGAAAAGAAAACTGGAGCAACAAAATGGGAAAGCGGAGTAACTAGAGGACCGGCTAATCAAATTGGTGTAACCAAATGGTCAGACGTGGTTGGTTCAACCTTAAAGAGAGGTAAAGCAAATCCATTATCGGAGCAATCAGCACCACCTATTGGCACTAAGGTCGGTAATACCACATACAAAACATTTTGGGGCGAATCTATTGAAATTCCAAATGAAAATTTTAAAGTAGCATTATGGTCACCTGTGATTAGTAGAATAGATGCTTTTGGTGGTTTAAATGCGAATGGTAAATGGGAAGTAACTAGAGGTGGCGAAACATACGAGAGAGAAGCCCCACTTGAGGGTTACTTAAGAAAAGTGTTCCCAGATGATACCATTCAATATATAATAGATTTAAAAACAAACAAAACATATCATTCAATCCTTTCATTGAGAGATTTGAAAGCTAAGATGGTAAGTAATAATTTAGGTGGTACTAGTGTTGAAAGTAGTAGCCCTGAAAATTATCAATGGATACCAAAATACGCATATCTTAATTATCCACAAAAAAATGAGTCCGGGTCACCTATTGGTGAACCAGAATCATTTATGGGTATAACTAGAAGTAAAATTTCTGGTGAATATGATGATTTTGTAAAAACAAAATACACGAAAGAGGATGAAGTAAAACGTTATTTCGATAGAATGTCGTACTCAGGTAAGGAAGTTCCTAAGGGAATGAATCCAAATTTATATGATGAATATCTTTATAAAAAAGACCGTATTCTCAAGAGCGAAAATCAAGATAACCCAGCATTATTGGTAAATAAACAGTTGGCACAATTGGATGCTCAATATATGAGCCCATTAGGTGAGGGCGGTGTTCCTGAATTTAGTTATGGTATTGATCCAGCATCAAGAGAGGCGTTCATGAAAATGAAAGCTAAATTTGACCAAAAATATGACCCTCAAATTGGAGCGTTGCAAGATAGATTAGCTAATATGGTTAGTTATGATTTATCTGGTATGCCATTGTATGATGCTAATTACGATGAAGTAAGTGAACAACTAAATCAATTAACAACCAAAAGGAATCAAGAGTATGAACTACTAAGAACAACTTGGGGTTACGATTATTGGAAACCTAGTGTATTGGGTAAAGCATTTGATGAGTGGTGGGATAAATGGGGTACATTAGTTCAAATTGTTGGAAATATAGCATTGGTTGTCGCTAGTGGTGGTATTGCAGGTATATTTAGAGGTGTAGCAGCGGGCGCTGTTAGAGCATTAGCACCAACGGTGGCTGACGTGACATTTAATGCGTTGGTGGGTGCATATCAGGCAAATAGAGGACAAGATTCTGAAGCGTTAATATCGTTTATATGTGCATTTTTACCAGTTGCTAAGTATGGTTTTAACGTAGGTAAAGTTAGTCAAGAATCTGCTGTAAAATTAGCTACCAAAATACGTAATACTAGTGGTTTATTAACCGATAAACAAAGTTTAAGTAATTTTATTGCGTTATTAAGTGAAGAAGAACGATACATTTTTAGAAACGTTATGTCTTTACCTAAAGAAGAAATACAAAAAGGTTTTGATTTAATATTAAAGGATATCAACGCTGTTGCTGCTAAAGAGGGTATCGAAATAGCTAAAACATCATTTAAAACTTGGGGTAAACCATTCTTAAAAGAATTGGGGTTAGAATTTGGTGTACCGGCGGCCGCACAAATTGCAAATACACTTACAGGTTTTATTGTTGATAGTACACCAATGATTGAGTGGGACGCAGAATCGTTAGACAAAAGTAGAAAAATGGTTGAGGCGCACTTACAAAGTATAAAAGGTAAAACAGACGAGGAAACTAAAGTTAAACAAATTGCGGTAGCTAATGCTGTTTTTGATGATGCTCAATTGAAAAATGACCTTAAAAATAAGAAAACATTTGAGGAAGCAACTAATACGATTGTTGAATCAATTGATGACCACGCTAGGGAAATTAACGCAAAAACCACAGAAGATGTTAAAAAAGATATAGTAAATGATACTGAATTGGCTAAAAAAGTTGCAACCTATAATGACATTTTCAAAAAGAATAAAGCAAACCCGAGCACAAATAAACAAACACCATCACAAAATATAGATAATAAAGAATAACGAAATATTTATAAAATAAAAATTACAATGAAAAAAGGATTAATAATTGAAACAAGGGTAATTTCAGAAATTAGAAGACAAAGAGAATTAATGGGATTAAAACCTGTTGTTTTAAATGAAGCTGCGGAAAGAATACCATTTCTTAACCGTGTGATTAAGTGGATTGTTGGGAATGCGCCTGAAACCAAGTTAAGTGATATGCTTGGTGGAAACGCACCTCAAATTATGAAGCGTTTACAAAAACTTGGAATTAATTCAATTGAAACATTAGAAAAGAATTTATTTGACGAAGCTGGCACTGCAACACGTAAAATACCTACCGATGTTGAGAAATCCATTATTAAAGCATTTAGAAAAAAAGTATTTACTGATCCTGATTTAGCTGATTTGGCTAAAGAATCGGTAGTAGATTATTTTGATAGATTAGGTAATTTATCCAATGGTGTTAGTGTAAGTGAAACGATTGAAAACTTACTTAGCGCAGATTTTACTATTCCGGATGTTAGAAAAGCGGCTGATGATTTGATTGCTCAATTAGAATTGAGATTTGGTAAAGATAACGAAGCTGTTCAGTATGTTAAGAAAAGTACTGAAATGAAAAAAGTCGATAATGCTTTTGATGATGTCGATGTTAACGGACCAAAGGTTGATGATGCAAATACGCCAGAACCTGAACCTATTAATATTAACGGTTCAGATACACCAAATCCGGATGATATTAAATTTGATTTTGGTAGTAACACCTACCCAGATCCAGAAAAATTACCAGATTTAGAAATTGATTTCGAGGCAGCATATAGAGCAATGCAGTTTGAGCCAGAAAAAGTACCAGAAACTCTTGCCAATCAAATTAGAACAATGGCTGATAGAACACCTTTATTTAAAGGTCAATCAGAAGCTAAAAAAATAGAAGTTATTGAGGAAATAAAATCAAAATTTGTGATTTTATATAATAAAGAAGTTAAAGATGCTACTGCACAAATTGTGGGTGCGCTAGACGACCCAAAAGTATTAGCACAAATAGAAAAAGCGTGGAAAAGTATTAGCACATCACCATCGGCTAAACAAGCGTTACTTGATAAAGCACTAAAAGATAGCAATGTTAAACTTTCACCACTTTCAAAACAATATTGGAAGAACTACGCTACTGGTAAATCAGCTAGTACTGGTGCTGATATTGGACCAAAACAATGGTTTAAAAACTATGCCCAAGCAGTGGGGGTATCAACATTTATTACAGTTGGTCAGATTGTATTAAATTCAATTACCAGCAATAAAAACATTGGTTGGGATAATTTACCAGGAGATACTGATGGTGAAAAAATTTATGAATTAATTAAACCAGGCGAGGCGTTCTTTAAAGCGTCTTTACCACCATTTATGGGATCTCTTTTATTAACCATAGGTGTTGATAGATTATTTATTAACAAATATAGAAAACCTTCGGCTAATGAAATTAGAGAAAAGTTATTAATAAAAAATGAGGCGACAGTTGAAGTTAAAGATGTGCCGGCTAGTACTTACAAAGACGCTGAATATTCTAGAACTATATTAATTAATGGTATAAATGTTGGTGATTGGACTTTAGAAATTGAAACCAAAAAATTAGTTGCAATGAAAAAAGGAGATCCAATACCTGAAGACGCTAAAACTGGATCAACTGGTAATACACCAGCACCCGCGCCTGCACCAGTAGTAAAAACAACGATGACTAAGGCAGAGGTTGAGGCAAAAGCGGTTAGTAGTACTCATGGCTATGTTGCCCCTATAAGATTTACACCAAATGAAGATAACAAGGATAGTTACGACGGCATTGACAAAGATGGTTATAAATTCATCGCAAAATTAGTTAGTGGGGAAATAGCTATAACATCAAATGGAAAAGAATAATAACATGAAAATCAAGAACTTAATATTAGAACAACTTTCAACTAGGGATAAATCTAAATTAGAAAATTTGAAAACTAATGGTTATGAGGTAATTACCACTAGAAAATACAACTCAGACAAAACTAAGTTTGATTACGAAACAGTTGGTTCGGGGTCAAGCATTGTTTATTTAGAGAAAGCAAAAGTTGCAACCAACACCAATACCAACACCAATACCAATACCAACACTAATACCAACACCAACCCAGCACCTGTAAGTACCGATTTAAACGATTATATTGGAAAGTATAAAGCAGAAGATGGTGAAGAGTCCGAAGTAAAAATAGACGGAGGCGTTTTAAAAACAACTGTTAAAGGTATAGCATTTAAATTAACAAAAACCAGCAAAGATCTTTTTGATATTAGTGGGTTTGGTCAAACTGGTAGATGTGAATTTTTAAGAGATTCATCTGGCAAAGTTGTTGGCGTTACTGCGGAGATTGGTACACATTCAATTAAAGGTACCAAAGTTGGTGTAACCGCAAGTACTAGTGGCGGTAGCAGTAGTTCATCAGTTCCAGCAATTAATCCTCAAGCATCTGGTGGCTCATCTAGTGGTTCACAAATTACTGGATCTATAAGTGGATGGCCAACATGTGTACAAAGAACACAACAAAAAAATATATACATCATAACGGATAAAAAAGATATTCCTGTAACATATTTTAAGGATCAAGCAGGTGCCGATGATTTTTTAACTAAGAATACCGAAAAGGGATATGAAATTAAAAAAGAAGCGTGTGTTTTTAAGTTTGAAGATTGTGACTTAGATTTACAAGGACCATTTAGTTGTGAAATGTATCTTAGAAAAAATGGTACATTCATTTCTAACGGTGATTATAAAATAGGTCAATGGAAATGTAGCGAAAGAAATAGAGTACAATACTTTGATTTACAATTAAGTGAAGAAAAAATTAGAAAAAATATCAAGAAGGGTTTGAATAAACTGATTAAATAAGATATTTATTAATAGAGTTTGATGGTTTGGTCGCCATTAAACGATAATGATTACAAAACGAAAAGGAGGTATTTAAATCTCGACAAAGGGGCTCTAAAGGCCTCTTTGCTCGTTTATATAGGTACCAAAAAAAACCCATCCGAAGATGGGTTAAGGTGGAGGTGACGGGACTCGAACCCGTGTCTTTCCTGCTCAACAATAAATGACTACACGTTTATTCAATTAGTTCACAACTGACAAATATTTGGTTCCTATTTTGACATCGTTACCAACAACTGTGTCGAGTTCACTTTTGTTACGGTAGCCCTCTGAACAAGACCGTTTATTTCTTTTTGGGTAGAAATCACACCTTAAGAGCTTCTGTTCCTAGGTTACATGCTCGTCGACCCGATTGTAGTACCTAACTTGGTTAGGCAGCTACTTTGGAAGTTGCAAGTAAACCTGCAATTTCCATGTTGTTGTAAACGTTGCCGTTTGAATTGTTTCACCGTAGATTTAAGTCATAGATGAATTCTGACTACGTGCCATTTATTCCCGATACCTGAAATCAATGCCAGGCACCCCCATATGATAAAGAACTTAAAACAAATTTAGACAAAAAAAGTGAGAAAATCCCACTTTTAACATAAAAGAATAAGTTTGTTCTTATTTTGTTGGTTTCTTTGTTGCAGATTTCTTTGTAGTTGCTTTTTTAACTTTAGATTTAACTTCAGCAACAACTTCTTTTACTGCTTCAACTTCTTGTTTCACTTCAACTTCTAATTGTTTCATTTGTACTGCTTTTTGAGCAGCATTACCACCGCTTAAAAGTTGTTTAATAAGATCAAAAATTTTTTTCATGATAGTCGTTTTTATATAAATATTTGCATTTTTATGAAAATCAGGGAATTGCTACTAGTGGTAGATTCACCCCAAATTTAGTTTCAAATAATTCTTTATTTTGTTTCCATTGTTCATTTACCATTCCAATTGATTTATGAACAACTGTTATTTTAGTTGTAACACCTATTTTAACACCGGCCAAATAGTTTGACACACAGAATGGGATGTCGTAAAAGTGAAACCCTGGAAAATCCTCATCAAACCCGTTCGCGATTCGCGATTTGCGAACTGCGAAAAACAAACCATCAACAATCACCACTTTTTTCAAATCTTCACCTAATAATCCAGAATAACTGTTCCTATGTATTTTACCTAAATGCTCATGTTTTACTTGACCGAACATAGATGCTCTGTCTTGCCACCACATACCACTAATTAGGTTATTAGTACCTGCAATTCCAATGATTCCAAATTCAGGGTTATTATCAAATAACCTAGTTATTTTTTTTGTAACATTAACCGTTTCAATTGTTAAATCATCATGCATAAAAACAACATCATCATATTGAGAATCTCTTAAACCAACGTTATAAAGTTGAGGTAAAGAATATTCACCTTCATTTTCATAAACCAAGATTTCTGTTTTTGGATGTGAAAACATCTTACTAACATGTTTAAGATATTCATCATCAATTTTTCTTGTTGATATAACAACACTTACTGGGTAATTATTCTTCGACATAAGTTGCAACAATTTGACCATCGTATTCGTTTAAATCTACAATGATTGGTTTATTTGATGGGTTATATTGTTCGGTACATGTGGATGCATTTACATAAAGAGTTTCTTTATTATACATAGCACCGTATGCTCCGTGAATATGTCCAAATACGTGTAATGATGGTTTAATTCTATCATCTAATTGATGTCTTAATAATTCACAGCCCACATTCATATCTCCTTGTCTCCAATTACTCACAAAATCTCTAATTTCATGTGGCGGTCCATGTGTTATTAAAACGTCAGTATCGTCAGGAATCATATCCCATTTGCTTTTCATTTCCTCACCCATTCTTGGTAGGTTAAAAGCCCAATCATAAAAGTTAGGTTGCCAAGGAGATCCATAAATTTTAATTGGACGAGAAAACTCTGGACGTTCAATTATCATAAAATTATCCTCTAAATAATATACATCAGATTGTGCTAGATTTTCAGGGCCCATTAGATTGTTTAACCAATTGTAGTCACCTTTATGGTGTGGTTGATTAACTCTCTCAAAACAAAAGTCATGATTACCGGCGATGAATATTTTAGCATCAAATCCTTGTATGTTTTGAAACCAATATATAAAATTTGTAACATCAACCTCACCACCTTTATTGGAAATATCGCCAGAATGGATTAATACATCACCTTTAGGTAACTCATGTTCCATTAGTTTATGTAAACTATGTGTGTCAGATATACAAACTATTCTCATTCAACTAATATAAATAAATTTATTATAAAAACAAAAAAAAAGTCAGAATTTCTTCTGACTAAGGGGCTCGTTGGTTTTTCAATAAAATTTTTCCGAGATTCCACCACCATGATTTTTTAAAACCAGGAAACAATGTTTTTAAAAAGGGCTGAGATTACACCATTTAGCGATTGACTTTAGAGACATTATCTTTTCTTCTCTTATCCACTACCTTTTGAGTAGTACCAATCAGTGACGGTCAATTAGATTAACCAATTCTTTAGTCGTCGAATACTCTTTTAATACTCATTACTCTTCGAGGTTGCCACCCCAACGCATCCTTGCGGGATTAGAGAACTTTCTTAAAAATCATGTTGGGCTTGGGACCCTTCATGGCCGAGAACCCCTCTCGACTGTGTAGTCACCTGTCTCCAACGACTGATGGGCACTTTTCCTTGTTTTTTAAGTTGTTAAACCTGAATTAACAATTGAGTTGGTTCCGAATTTGGAAAGTAGCGGCCCATCTGCCAGCCAAGTCATCTTTTGAACGACCCGATACTAAACTACTCTCTGTAACATCCCTGCTACCATATTTTTGGACCCCTTCAAAACTAAACCCTTGGTAGAGTTTAATTAAGGATGATAACGACACCACTCGTACTTCACCATACCTTTCGGTTTTAAGATTCCCATCATATTGAATCACACAATTGTAAGATTGGAAATCCTACTTCTTGTAATAACTCTACAGATTATTCTTATTGGTGTTCCCACCTCAACCAAACAACTCGGATTGCTTGATCATCGAACCACTTTCCCTACAGTGTTACCCTCAGTAATTAAGGTTCAATGATATTCTGTTTGCCTACTCAAGTTCCATTGCTGAAACCGCAATCTGATTTAACCAAACCAGACCACTTTATCCCACTTTCATGGTTTATTTTGTTGACCATAGGCGGCCAATATTTTTAAATCAAAGAACTAATTTATTTCTTTTGCAAAGATAAGTAATGTTTGTCAAAAAATCAAGTGTTTTTTCAAACTAAACTTAAATTTATTTTTTCTGGCGGTTTAACAACATCAATATTTGGGTTTTTAATGTCATATCCGTAGAAAAGATATTCTTTTTTAAATATATCATTTAATGTCAAAAGATTGGTTTCAGATAATTCTTCACGTTTATTAATGTGATGAAACCCATCTAATAATCGTTTACTATAGTTGTATGAAAAATTAAATGCTATCTTTTCTTCATCAGTTAAATCGTAGAACTCGTCAAAGATATGTAACATTTCGTTACAATACAAATTTATTAATCCCTCGCTATTTTCAACGTGCTTTGATGTTGAACCTAATTCATCTTTTTTTGCCAACAAGTCAATATCCTCAACGTGAATTATTTTGTAATGGTAAAACAATTCATCAAAACTTTTTCTAAAATTTAACTCCTGGAAACCTTCAAAATTAATTTCTTCAGTGTTTAGGCCTAATATACCATGCGTTTGTGGTAAGAAATGTGCGTCAGGTAATTTGTCACAAATTTCAACATAATTTGTTACATAGTCACTAATTGTCCTTACATTAAAGGTTTTAAAATATTCCAGATATCTTTTATCTAAATTTTTTTTCAACCAAGTATACCCTGAAACAAATCTTTCAATAGGATTGCGCGTTAATATGAAAAATTTTCTTCTTTTATATTTTGTGGTAAATTTAAGTAAATCATTATAATTGATAAACTCATATTCCATTTTAATAATATCAAAGAAATATTTTAAAGTGGTAAGCATTAATCGCGAACCACTTCTATGTGTCATAATAAACCCAACATTTCTTTTTGGGAGATATATTCCTAACACAATATTACTTTTTACGTTTTTTCACTTCATAGCTTCCGCCCATGTCGTGACTAACATTAGTGACTTCCGCTTTAGGTTGTCCATTTTTCCATGATTTATATTCCGTTTTTGGAATATACGCCCATAATCCAGTTTTAACTTTAGATTCGGCATCAACATCGTTTATTCTTGTCATATTACCAACCTCAGTGTTTTTGGTTGATTTGATTGCTTTAATACATTTCATAGTTTACCTCCATGTTTAATTATTATCTAATATAATGAAAAATATCCGAAAAAAAAACTATAACCTAACTAAATGGTTTGCGGCATAAGTCATTAATGCCCCAACGTGTTTATACCTTACCTTGTAACCCATACCTTCAACCATACCAACAGCTTGTCTAAGAACTGTGTTTGATTTGTATTTTGGGTCTGGATTAAGATCTATATCAATCCAGGTTGGTTTAGGTAAACCATTTTCTTTTAAAAATTCAGCCATCTCTAAAGATTTCCAAACTTCACCTAGTAAACGCGAAGGTGTGTTATGTTCCATAGGTAATGTTTCACGAGTACATAACACGTGAGCACCTTTACCTTTAGTATATAACGCAACAACAACACCAAAGATTGTTTTTTTATTTCCGTAACATTGTGAGTCAGAACCGATAAGAATTTCCACATTCTCTCTTGTTGAGATGTACTCTCTGATGTATTCAATAGCATCTGGAATTGGAGTTCCATAGAGAGTTCTAAATTTTTTCATTTCATTTCATTTATTATAATTATTGTTTAGCTGTCAGGGATGGATTCGAACCACCACGGTGAGATTCAGTAATTAACATCTGCCGGCCGGCTTGGTGGTCTACCCCATATTAATTACCTATTTCTTTGTCACCACGCTCGAGACAGGAGCGCTTGTCTGCCTAGATTGATACGCGTACCAATCAAATTTCAACACCTGACAATTTATTTAGATGTCTTCTTCTCTAAATATTTTTTCTAATCTAGGCGATAACGTTTTATAATTCATATTGAATTTTGTCGACATCGCAGATTTAACATTTTTATTTTTATATGGGCTATTATTGGGTCTTGACCATTTTCTGGTTTTTCTAAGCCAATTATAAAACATCACATACGCGTTCGCTTTTCTCACGTAATTTTCAAGATCCACTTTTAAATTAAATTTCTTAATGACTTTTACGGACCTTTTTTCGTTATCCAATTCTAAATCACGCGCTACCGCTATGTGTGTATCAATGTTTCTAACGTTTTTACCATCTAACCATTCCCATACCTTACCTAATGAGTTTTCCGCGTCTAACCATATTGGTATTTTTTCAACCCATTGAGTTAAATGCGAATATTCGTGCGCTAAAATTTCAACCCAATCTGGTCGATTCATTGCAACAACTAATACTTTTCCAGTTTCATCAAAATAACCAGAACATTTAACGTTGTCGTCCATTTTAACTGTTTTTGTTTTCTTTAATAGACATTTAATTCCATAGATTTTACATGATGTCTTTACATGATTAAGAAAAATCATCTCATTTTTTGTGTGTTTCATAGGGTACTTTTACTGCGGAGAGTAAGGGACTCGAACCCTTGCGCCGCAAACGACCTAACAGTTTAGCAAACTGCCCCCTTCACCAACTTGGGTAACTCTCCATTGTTGTCCCTCTAGGATTCGAACCTAAACAAACTGCACCAAAAACAGTTGTGCTACCGTTACACCAAAGGACAATTTAATCATCATTGAGAATGTAGATTTTCACTAACTCGATTTAGCGGTCTCTTTGATGATTGAGCGAGTAGTCAGAATCGAACTGACATATCCTACTTGGAAGGAAGGCATAATAAGCCATTATACTATACTCGCTTTGATGGATGAAAAACATCTATTCTTCTTGCGGACTTCCATCGGAGTCCCATGAGCTCCCACTCGGAATCGAACCAAGTTATCATGATTACAAGTCATGCGCATCGCCTGCAATGCTTTAGGAGCTTATTGTAGAAGATACCGGAATCGAACCAGTGACATCTTGCATGTAAAACAAGCGCTCTCCCAACTGAGCTAATCTTCTATGTGTGGACCAAACAGGATTCGAACCTGTGACCTTGTCGTTATGAGCGACCTGCTCTAACCATCTGAGCTATAAGTCCATATCGTTTAATCTAACGATAAAATCTGTTATCGTCTATATTGACGATTAATAGGTGCCGGAGAAAGGATTGATTACCTCCACGAGGTCCTTTCGGAGTACTCATCTTCTAGAATGCGACACGTCTCAACGTTACTCGTCAGCATCGTTGTTTATTCCGCCACTCCGGCATGTATCTTCTTTTACATCTTCCTCTTTTTTTGAATTAAATTCATCTAATGATTGGATGTAAGGTTTTCCGTCTTTAGTTGGAAAAGTTTCTTGTAAATATTGTTCTCTATTCATATTTTTATGTTGGGATAGACGGACTCGAACCGCCGAACTCAAAGAGAGCTGATTTACAGTCAGCCGCAATTGCCACTATGCGATATCCCAATATGTGACCAAGGAGAGATTCGAACTCTCACGTCTTTCGACACTAGTGCCTAAAACTAGCGTGGCTCCCATTACACCACTCGGCCATTATTGCGCTCCCTGAGGGTCACGATCCCCCGACTCCATCATTAACAGTGATGTGCTCTACCAACTGAGCTAAGAAAGCGATTGTAGGGTAAAGAGGACTCGAACCTCCATGATGCCTTGCTCCCAAAGCAAGTGACTTAGCCATTAGTCCATTACCCTATTTATTGTGATCCCATCAGGGATCGAACCTGAAACCCCAATCTTAGAAGGATTGTGCTCTATCCAATTGAGCTATGGAACCAATTTAATGTAATGTCTGTACGGTTTGTATCTAATCAGCACCTTTGTACGCGCTTCAAAAGTTTCCATTTCATACATAGCGTCTGTTCCGTCACCTATTACTAGGTCATTACATTGTACTCGAGGCCGGACTCGAACCGGCACGGACGTTTCTGTCCAAGGGATTTTAAGTCCCTCGTGGCTACCATTACACCACTCGAGCATTTCTTTCTCAATATGTCAAAGAACTCCTTTTCAAATATAAAGATAATAAATTGTAAAACAAAAAACCCGAACATTTTTAGTTGTTCGGGTCTCGATATTAGTTTAAAAAATTTATTTATCCTTTATTGATATCCGAACATATGTAACATAACGGTTGCACACCATACCCATTACCATTATTAAGGGGTCTCGTACTCGTTGATATGTTATTTATATTCTTCATCGTTTTAATAAGTATATGCAAATATATTAAAATTATCAATAGTTAATAAAATTATTTCACTTTATATGATAATCCAAGCCCTAATGTGAAATCATCACCAATTATATTTCCAATTGTCCATAGATTTATAACACTACTTGGTCTAAGTGGATTGTACATTATAAGAAAATTAGGTTTATTTCCATTAAGTGTTGGTTGTAATCCAAACCCAACAATCGCTTTGTCCTCTTTTACTTGTCTAAGAACGCCAAACTTCATGTTATCGGATACGTTTCCTGTTTTGGTGTTGACACCAGGTGGAATTACAATTCCACCGTTTTGACCACCCAATTCGCCATATGGAAGACCAGCATAGAATCCCCAACCTTTCTTCATAAAAGCACCTGTTATATAACCATCTGATGGACCACCTTTTCGAGTGGCGGTTATAAACCACTCTTGTCCATTTGCCACGACTTCCACTCCCAAAAGTAACGTTAGCATTAAAATAATTTTTTTCATTTTTTTGATTTGGTTAAGGAATCTTCCTTAGCCCACTTATCTTTTAAAATAACAACCTTCTCAATCTTTACAATTTTACCATTCAATTTGGTAATCTCGTCCGTGATTTCTTTGGTTTTGACGGCCCTGCTAGCGTAATTATCATCTGTTGCTTCAACCCATTCAATTTTTCTTTCAAGAGCTTTAATCTCTTTTTTAATTTGATTGTAGGTCTTTCTTTCGTCGGAAAAACTTGGGTCGATAGAGGATGTTAATGTGTTAAAAAATAACATTAACGATAATGTGATTTTATCTATCATATATTATAAATATTAATAATATGGTAAAAATACAAAATAAAATATTGGGAATCAATAGTTTAATATATAAAAAGATTGTACTCAGTACGGGATTCGAACCCGTATTACCTCCGTGAAAGGGAGGTGACCTAACCCTTAGTCGAACTGAGCAAGTGACACCATAATTTATCCAGCTTACAGGTGCCTTAGTTGTCCCCGACAAATGTCAGGTTAGGAATAATCATTTCGTCCTCACGAGGTCGGGCTGATAAACCCAGACGTTATTCCTATACGTCTATGTACGTTCCCATACGGTTGTCAAACCGTTTCTCATCATATTGGGCATATTATTCGACGACTAAACGAATCGTGCGGAGAGAGTAGGATTCGAACCCACGGTTCCTTTCAGAACTTCGGTTTTCAAGACCGACGCGATAGACCAACTCTGCCATCTCTCCAAATTATCACATCAAACAGACATTCTACTCCCAGCTCCGAGGAATTGTATCTAACTTAGCCCATCTCACCGCTGTATGGGTACCTGAAGATATGATTTGCGGACTGTACGGGACTCGAACCCGTGAACTCTACCGTGACAGGGTAGCATGATAACCAACTTCACCAACAATCCGAAATTGATTCTAACTCACCTTAAGTTGCACCATCCGAGTCATAGCTTTGGTTGACAAAGTCCTCGTTGAGTTAGTATCAAAAAAAAATAACAAGTTTTTCGCACCCATTCGTACATCATAACCAACATATCCCTACGTTGGTGGCTACACTTTCGTCATTGGGGTAATTATTCCCGACTTGTAGTAACTCTACTCTCACCGCTATAATACCGCGAATCAAGGCGGGTGTTGAGATTTATAGACAGTGGGGTTTCACCACCGTCGTCACCTGTTATACAAATATAAATTAAATTTTTTAAAATTCAAAATACATTTTTGTTGCGGGGCCAGGAGTCGAACCTGGAACACTCGGCTTATGAGACCGGTGGGAAACCATTCTCCCCGCAATATGGGGTGATTGACGAGATTCGAACTCGCTTTATTCTAGCGCCACAAGCTAGTGCTCTACCATACGAGCATCAATCACAGAGTCAGGTATTGGATTCGAACCAATGTACGAGGTTTTGCAGACCTCTGCCTAGCCACTCGGCCAACCTGACTAATTACTTCCGACTTTGGCGGTGTTTTACTTCCGACTTTGGCGGTGTTGTTCACTTTTGTTCTCTGTTCACGAACCGTGAACAAGCAACTTTTGTGAACATCGAGGTCTCTAAAGGATTCGAACCTTTACCAAAACATCCGTAGTGTTTCATGCTATCCGTTACACCAAAAGACCTTATTTGCACGGGTAGAGAGATTCGAACTCCCATCGAGGGTTTTGGAGACCCGTATGCTGCCGTTGCACCATACCCGCGTGTGTGACCCCGAATGGACTCGAACCATTGACTCCCTCATTAAAAGTGAGGTGCTCTAACCAACTGAGCTACGAGGTCATTTGTGGAGATAGTTGGTTACGATCCAACTCCTCTGGATTTTCAGTCCAGTGCTTCTACCAAGTTAGCTTCATCTCCTTATGTTCTTAGGGGTAGATTCGAACTACCAACCTCCTCGGTATCAGCGAGGTACTCTCACCATTGAGTTACCTAAGAATGTGTGGACACGTAGGGAATCGAACCCTTTCACTCTGATTGCAAATCAGGTGGTCTGCCATTGACATCCGGCCCATTTATATTGTGCCAAATCGTTAATTTTTTGACACTTTTGGCTGAGTATAAAAAATTATAACCAGCCAAAACTCATATAAAACAAAAAACCCCGAGATTTTGTCCCGAGGTTTTCTAATATTTTAAGTTAAACTTTTATTTAACCGACATCAGTATCATCGAGACATATGGACATAGCGCGCTCATCCGCCCATTTTGAGCAGATAATAAACGACATTGTATGTTTTTGTTGTCTCATTGAATTTGTTTAATGTTTAAATCTTTTTGCAAAGATACTAATAAGTATTCGTAAAATAAAGAAAAGTTTAAAAATTACTCACCCCAGTGGTTTTTTCTTAATTCATACATATCAATTGGTTCGCGTTTCATATGTCCACCTTTTGAGAAATTAGCGCCTTTTTTAAGATAACCACCTAAGAAGTTTCTTCTCATTCTATTTGAGTTATTTGCTTCTGATCCGTGAACACAATGCGAGTGCAGTAACACCACTTGACCTTTTCTTAAGTAACCTTCCACCTTACGGAAGTCGTGTCCTTCAGGCATTACACATGGTTTACCTCTTTCATTACTCCAAAACGCTGGGTTTGTTTTTGTTCGTTCCTCATCCACCTCAATTGGTAATACTGGTAAACGATGAGAACCCTCATAGTTCCACACAGCACCATTTTCTGGGTCATGATTATCTAATGCTAATGCAGTGTTAATAATTTCGTTATGACCACATTTTGTATAAAACGCATTTTGATGTTGGTCTCTACCTAATTGTCCTGGCGGTTTAAAATAACACCAACTTTGCATACCCTGGATTTCACCTTCCATTAAAAACTCCACGGCTTCCAATACTTTAGGGTGCGCAAATAGTTTCGCCAATTTATCTGAAAGTTTATGCGGATAAGCAAATGGGTCCCACTCGCCCCATGTTTTACCGTCTGGCGCTTCGGTACCGGTTCTTTCGTTTCTTAACCTATTCAATTCCTCGTTTATTTCATCACATTCATTCTCGGTTAATAACTCTAAAACAGTAAATCCGCGATGTCTCCAGTCAAATGTAATTTGCTGGACTTCTAAGTCACTAAGATGTTTAAAATTTGACATATCTCTATTTTTTATTAAAGGTAAAACGATTTTTATAAAATGTAAAGCAAAAACCAAATAATGTGTAAAGTATTCCCAATAAGGTCTGATAAGGGGTGTTAAACATATATTATATTATGACATATTTCGGGCAATTTTCCGGCAATATATATACCTAAGTTGCCTTGCCGAGTATTTATTGATATGAAATATAATTCCGGCAGTTTGTATGTATCGATACTACCATTATTGTGCCTTTTTTTGTTATTAATCCCGTTTACGGATAATAGAACGCCACAACAAAAAAATGTATATGTAGCTAGTGTTGAAAACAAAATTAAAATAGGTCGATTAACGGCTAATAAAAACTTGGCATTTGGATGTAAAAACATTTTCCAAGAAATCTTACAAGATAAAGATTTTGCGATTGTTGAGTCGTTAGAAAACGCTGATTATGTTTTGAATGTTGAAATTTTGTTTTTTGATGTAAACAGAACAAAAAGAAACATTTCAGTATTCCATTCGGACGTTGAGGAAACTCTAGTAACTATGAGGGGTACACTAAGTGATAAAAATGGTAAAAAAATAAAAGAAGCGGTCGCAGAGGAATCTAGCACCGAAATATCAACATCAACTTTAATAACTGATGAGGGTAGTGGTAAAATAAATCAACAAGCACTTTCTTCCGCCACTAAGAAAACTTGTGAAACATTAATTAATAAATTATTAACAACTAAAAAATGAAAAAACTATTATTTATCGGCATTTTCCTATTAGTCGCTATTACATCTTTTGGTCAATTAACAATCAGTCAATCATTAACCCCAGCAACAAATTTAAAGGTTGGTGATACTATTACTGTTAAGTATACATTAACAAAGGGAACAGTAATTAAGAACCCTCGTTATCTTTGGTTTAGATATCAACACAACAATAAAGCATTGACATATGTTTCAACAGTATTTAATCAAGGAACATCGGCACAAACATTCTACACAGGTTGGAATAATTATAAATTCACACCAAATAGTGGTGCAAGTGATAACGATTTGAATGTTCAATATGGTTTAACTCCTTGGGGTTATTCAGTAAATGCTGATTGGAACGCTGGGCAGTTGACAGTTCAAAGAGCTGACCAATCTATTAATGGATTAATTGCAACACAAAAATATGTGTTAAAAGATCAGAACACCTATAATAACATTTTCAGAATAGATTTAGCCACAGGTACCGATACCACCGGCGCTAATGTTGGTACAATATATAGTGGTGGTTGGTCATCTTTAACGGGTGTTGTTGGTAACACATCACAATTTAAGGTTAAAGTATTGTTTCCACAGGGTTACATCATTACTGACCATAACGTTCAGTTAATGAAATTGAAATCAGATGGTAGCGGAGATATTGATTGGACACAACAACCTATTGCACAATTACCATTAGATGCTAGTGGTGAAGTGTTATTTACCACACAAGTTAAAGTGGGTGATTCTGTTGGTGTATTTGTTAGCCCCGCAATGACTAAAGCATGGATGAATAACATTGTAACGGTATCTGATGCTTATAAAGCATTCTTGGGGCATTCACAAACAGATATTAGTGGAACCGCAAATTATTTTACATTACCAGCATTAGAAAAGAAAGTTGGTAAGGTTACACTTAACACAAACGCATTTGGTGAAGCAGATTCATACGCTTTATTTGCACATGTAATGGGACAAAACATGTCAACAACCGCAATGATTCCAACCAATACTTCAACATCCGTAAGGTGGTATAGTGGATTATTAAATCAGAGCTGGTTAGATGGCGTGGTTAAGAATAGGGTATTAATTGATACTCCAATAAAAGAAGTTCACGCAGTATTTGCCTGGGGTGGCGACTTAAACTGGTCACATTCATCAGATCCGTCGGTGATTGCTAGTAGAATAAGTTCTGGAATATACACTAACTCAATAAATGGTGAGGTAAATGCGTTGAAAACCATGAGTATATCAACACAAATGGCATATCAAACAGCAGCAGTTGAAACGGCTAAATTGGGAGTATCTTCAGCATTAGAAAATGGTAAAGTTGTATTAACAACCACATTAACAAAAGCAGAATTGGCGGGTTTACAGGTAATTATGAATTATGATGAATCTAAATTAACATTAGACAACATAATATTTGATGCGGGCTCTAGTGTTACTAACTTTTCAACACACGAAAATGGTAGATTAACATTTGGTTCTATGGATCAATTAAAAAGTGCTAGAATTAAAGTTGGTACTCCGTACAAATTAATTTTCACACCAAAAACAACTTTAACAAATACCGCCGGTTTATTCTACTTTGTTTTATCTGATGCTGTTGACGCGAAAGGAAATAAAGTTGATTTAATCGTTGAGTAATATGAAAAAATTATTAGTAATATATTTTTTACTAATTTCAGTTTTAGGGTTCGGACAGAGTGTATCTGCTCCGGACTCTAAATCATTTATACCATCCACAACAGCACAAGATGGAAGTGGATTCCAATTAAGTGGATTTAGTGCAACATCAACTTTGTTAGCATCAATCAGTTTAATAAATCCATCAACAAATACAACATTTTATCTAACCACAACAACAGGTTTAACCGCCGCAAGTGGATTTACTTTGACGGGTAATAAAACTCGTTTGGTGGTAACGGGAACGATGGTTAATATCAATAGTGCATTAGCGTCTCTAAAAATAAACACAGGTTCAGTTGTTGGTAATGTTCAACTATCGGTGGCAGCAACTGTAAATCCAGTTGGATATTTTTACAATGGAGTAAACGGACACTTTTATAGACCAATATCAATTGGCACAACATACACTGGAGCAAGAGCTGCGTCATTATTAACCACATTCAAAGGACAGACGGGATATTTGGTAACAATAACATCGGCATCAGAAAATGCTTTTATATTTTCTAATGTACCGCAAGCTAATATATGGTTTGCGGCAACCGATGAAGTTAAAGATGGTACTTGGGTAATTGATGCGGGACCTGAAAAAGGTACAGTAATGAAAACCTCAAATGGGCAAACTGCGGGAAATATTCCCGGCGTTTATAATAACTGGGCATCAGGTGAACCAAACGGTAATAATGGTAGTGAAAACTATGCAGTAACTAACTGGAATAGTCAACCAACTTGGAACGATTTATCAAATAATTGGAATAACCCGTACATAATCGAATACGGAACTTGGACTAACCCTGATGATGCTACTTTTACTGAATTCTATACAAATAGTGTAACTCACTCAAATGGAGAAGTATTAAGAGCATCGTTCAATATTGATTTTGGAACTAATATAGATGAAACTAAATTCACCGCAAAAGGATATACATTTACAAATAACAATTGGAATGTAGTAAATGGAACTGCTAGACAATTGAGTGGATTAGGTAAAGTTGATTTAACAAGTTTGTTGGATACTGCAAAAGTTTCAAATGGTGGGATTAAAGCAACAACATCCGCAGGGCAAGTTGAGTGGGCAATAATAAATCCATATGATGCAAATTTAGGCGGACATCAATTATTAATAGACGAAAGAGAATTTGATGGGACAGGGGTGTCCCCAAACAATATAACATCAATTAAATTATTTGACATATACGATGGACCAGTTAGTATTCATAGTGTAGGTGGTTTTTGGAAAACGTATGTAATGCCGGGTAATTTAACAACCAAAATAACTTCATCAACATTTCAATCTCAATTAAGATTACAAGATGGTTGGTATGGAACTAAGGCAGAATTTAGTTTCTCACCAGTAATAGTATATAAACCACACGGAATAGAACTATCCCATTCAAATCAAACGGAACTAAACACATTATATAGTAATATAGTAGGCGTATCCGATGTATATTTGGCATTTAAAGAATTGGCAGATAAAGGTATATTGGGTAATCAAAGTGGATTAGGATTAACAAATGGTATTCAGTATTTGAATGCAGATGTGGATGGTAATGGTATATTCAATGAAGCGGACACATACAAACTATTACAACATCTAACTGGGGTTCAATCACTTTCACAATCCACTGCATTAACGTATTTGATGAAATTATATAATAAATCGGATTATGATGCTATAACAACAAGCAACTGGGGGACACAATTTAATTCATCTCGTAATTTAATTCCATTTACGCTAGGTAGTTTAAACAACACATACAATATAAGTGTAACTTGGTTGGGTGATGTAAACCTTTCACATTCTGCACAACAAAGTGTAAGTAGTGTTACAAGTAATTCCATAAGAAGTATGAGTTTGATGACAAATTCAGTTTCGAACCAAATCAACGCATATCTAATGGGTGAAAATGTTGGTGGTAAGTTAATTGTAACGATTTCGGTAGACCCTTTACAACAAGAATTAGTTGGCACACAATTCAATTTAAACTATGATAATACCGCTCTAAAATTTGAAAAGGTAGAATTCACCACAAAGGGAACACCTACCAATTTTGGAACTGATAGAGGTACATATGTAACATTGGGTTCATTGATAACTGACGGCTCAACTACATTGGATAAAACAACTGAATATAAAGTAACATTCTTACCATCAATAGGATTAAATGGTATTTTGGGATTAACATCAATATCAAATACTGATGCTGTTAATAAAAACGGATTTCAATTAAAAGTAAAAATAAACTGATGAAAAAACTAATAATAATTCTGTCACTAATTTCGATAACATTTGTTACAAACGCACAAATTGTAAAACCAGATACATTACAACTATCGGCAAAAGAACTATTTGGAGAAAGTGATGATTGGAACGATGTGGGTATATTACAATCGTATGTTAATTTTTCAAAAGATGTACTTTCGTCGTCAAACCTTTCAGTAGGTGTAATAGGAAAGCAAGTGTCTACTACTCTTAATTTGGGGTATCATAAATCATCTATGAGCGGACAATGGGGACATACATATGCGGCATCCATAAATCCTATATGGAATTATTATGGCGTGGGATATGGCCTCAGTAGAAATTCAGAAAAAAGAACAACTACAATACAAACATTTTACTCAACCGATTTTGATTTTCAAAAAGATATCACCCTATCGTTTATTGATGTGTTTAGATCTAAGAAGTGGGGCACATTTGGTTATAGTTTAACCGCATCAAAATCTTTTTGGGGGACTTACCAAGGTGAGTGGGAAGGGAAATATACGGTTGATGAAAATGGCGATTTTAAAGATTTAATATATCCAATGATACCGGCATCAAGTGAAATAAGTTATAGAGGTATGGTGATGTACACATATACATTGAAAACAAAGAGAGTAAACATTTCACCACAAATATTCGCAATGAGTGATATCTATAAAGTATTTAAAGACGGAACGGCTTCAGATTTAGCATATCTAAATGATTTCAATTTGGATTTGTATTATGGAACATCTATTGACTGGAAGATAACTAAAAGATTTGTGTTAAATACTAATATAAGATATAACACAACTTGGGATAAATTAAGTGAATCAGTTGGTTATAAAAAGAGTAACCCAATAATGTTTATGATAGGAACAAACTTTCAATTCTAATGAAGAAGATAATATTAATATCATTGATTTTATTAGCTGGATGCACAAAAGTGGAGATACCAACACCAGATATTCCGGTTGAAAAGATATTCAATGTGGATGAAAGTAAGGTAACAAATGGTCAATCAATATATTTCGATTTACCCTCATCCGGAACCTATATGTTAACCTTAATTGATGCAACAACGAATCAAGTAATTAGCCGAGAAAAATTTATTGGGCAAAATGGTGAAAATATTAAGAAGATTTACACCAATTCTTTACCTAAAGGATATTTATATCTAGTACTTGAGGATGTAGATAAAAACCAATTAAAAAAGACAAAAATAATTATAAACTAAAATTAATGAAAATGAAAAAAATTCTCACAATAGTATTATTATGTGTGGTTTTAACAGGTTGTTATAAAGATGATATTATGCCAACACCACAATCAGTATCTGAAGAACTTAAGATGACAAGTTCGGTGGGTATTAAGTTACAAACGGCATTTGTTACCTCGGAAGTGGCAATGAATGTTAAAACTGAAACAGCAGGTTCGGTTACGGTTAAAATATTCGATATAGGAAATAGGGTTGTTTCAAAAGAAACCTTAAACGTGGTTGCTGGCGACAATCTTTTAAAGGTATACACTAGCGCTTTACCATCATCGGCATATAGAATTGGATTATTTGATTCTAATGGAAAACAATTAGGAATTACCGATTTTAATAAAATACAATAATTATATAAAAACAAATATTATGGCAGACAGAAACGGAGACGGAATAGTATATCATCGCTCAGATTGTGGAGATAACTATGTAAGATTTTATGGATTTGGTGGTGATGGTCCTTGTTCAACATGTGAAACATGGGGACTTACCGATAAAGCAATAAGATACATTCACGACCATCCTGAAATAAATCACAGAATTGAAGATGTCGTGGGTGGAGAGTGGGATGATAAAGTTGTTCCAATTTTTAAAGAAACTTATGAAGAAGTAAAAGAGGGTGTAATAGATGCGTACAACTGGGCAGATGCAAATGCTTGCAATATAGCAGTAACGGCAGCAATCTCGGCTGGAATTGTTTACGCATTCACGCCAGAACCAGCAAATCCAACAGCGGTGGCAACATCAACAACTTTATCGGTAATGGCATCAACCATCACTAGTATGGCGGTTAAAGTTGCGGTAGTGGGAGAAATGAGTGAAATTATAAAAGATGCATTTTTACTAATGCCATATGTTAGTGATAGTATTGACCACACACTATTAAAAAATATAATTTCAAATTGTTTAGCAAAGAGTTTAGATTCTGCGGCGTTATGGGCAACACCGGCTGGAGTTGGTATTGCAATTGGGGCGGCTTTTGCACCTGTTATTGCAGATTTGATATGTAAAAAAACTTGTCCTGAAGGGTTTACTAAGGCGTTTGGGGCATAATGTTAACAAAATAAACTAAAAAACTAAAAACAAATACAATGGCAGAAGAACAAGAACAAGATGGAACCTGGTCAGGTTTAAAAAAGACAATAGTTGGGGTTGCAACTACATTAGTGACGGCAGGTGGAGTATGGTTATCAACACTTTTAGGTGGTGGTGACAAAGCAGAACCGGCACCCGTACAAGCGGCGCCTGTAATTAACATTACCAACTCACAAACACAGCAACAAGCAGCGGGTGGTGGTAAAACAGTAATAATTAAAGAAAAAGGGGCAACTTCAGCACCAGCACCTAAACCTAAGAAAAAAGAGGGTGACGAATTTAAAGAAGAAGCACCTAAGTGGTAAAAACATATTAAAAAATGGTAGAAAACAAGCAACCACCAAGTGGTTTTAAAGATTTATTAAGTAACATGATGGCCAGAAGATGGTACATCACAGCATTGGTATTGGGGGGATTTATGTTTATTATAGGTGGAATGTTCTTTGCTATATTAAATAAATCAGCAATCGAAGGAGAATGGAAAGAACTTTTATTATTATTATTGGGTGCATTTATCGGTAGTTATGGTAAAATAATCGACTATTGGTTTAGTGATACAGATAAGGATAAGATGTTAGTTCAAAAAATGGATGAGGAAGATGGTACTGCATTAAGCAATACCGCAGATTTACCTGTAACTCCGCCAAACAACACACCAATCATACCTGAAGCGTTTCAAAACGCTATTGAAAACTCAAAAATAGAAAAGGTAAACGATACGTTTGAACAAGTACCAACTACACAACCAAGAACAGGTATTGAAGTTGATGAAGATGGTGATGGTATAATGGATGGTATTGATTTTGATGGTGATGGTAAAATTGATGCGTATTTTGCACATAGACAATGTGAACACGTTTGGGGTGACTTAGACGGAGACGGTACTGAAGAATGTTTAAAATGTGGTAAAATTCGAGATGATTACGCGGAAATGCCCGCGGAAGGATAAAACGACCAAATAAACAATATAAACCAAAAACAAAAATTATGAATTTCAAACAATGGGCAATTGAACTCTTCAAAGACGAAAGAGGTTCAATTTCAGTAAAACCAGTTATAGCATTTGTAGGGGCAATGTTCCTATGTGTAACTATGATCTTAAATTCGTTCTCTCACGCAGAATTTGCTCCATCACCTGAATTGGTGAATGCTGTGATGATTATCACAGGGATTGGAATGGGTGCTGATACAATGGATAAATTCTCTCATAAAAAGAAAGAAGAAACAGAAGGTTAATACGAAAGGGAGTTTTTAACTCCCTTTTTTTATGTATTTATAATAAAATAAGATATGACAAAAAACGAAATACTATACAATGTTGGTTTAACCGAGAAAGTATATTCAGAAGAAAAAGACATTGATTTTAAAGCGCTAAGATTAAAATTAATTAAATGGATTGAGGATAAAAAATCAGACACACAAGGGTTTGTTGCAACAAAAGACAAATCTATCTATATCGTTTGGAGAGGTAGTTCATCTAAAAAAGATTTTCAAAACGACGCGTCAATTGATAAAGTACCATTTGTTCAAGATGGTGAAAAAGTTCATATTGGTTTTAAATCGTCTTGGGATTCTGTAAAAGACAAAACATACGAAGCATTTGAAAAGGCGTTATCAACGTTAGGTGGTGAAGGTGAGGTCGATAATATTATTGTTTGTGGTCACAGTTTGGGTGCCGCGGTTTCTACCTTATGCGCATATGAGATTTATTCAATTTATAAATCAAATAAGATTATATGTTGTACTATCGGTAGTCCAAGAGTTGGAAATAAAATATTCAAACAAAACTTTGATAAATCATCAATTGAATCTTTAAGAATCGTCCATAATTTAGATTTGGTTACCCGCGCACCAAATATTGGATACTATCACGTTAATACCGAATTAAGGATTGATGATGAGGGTAAAATTAAAAAATGGATGATTGATACGAAAAGAGTAACTGAATATCTTAAAGCAGTTTTTACAGGTCAGACCGTTAAAGACCATATGACAAGTAATTACATAAGTGCATTAAATAAATGGAATCCTTAATATTATGTTTTTTTACCATTTATAGATATGGCAGTTGTATATCAACATGGAAGAAAAATAAGGTTAATTTAAAGGGGAGTTTTACTCCTCTTTTTTTTTTATTAAAAAGGCAATATTTATAATAAAAGTAAGTTATGGTTATATCATTAAAAAAGGCAGGAGAAAAGATTTTTGCCGGATACCTGATGTTAGCGGGTTTATTCATATTTACCGCGCTAGCAGTTCAATTATTTTTTGTCTACTTAATGTTAAGCGGGCAAGAAGATAGGGCAAGTCGAATAAGTCAAGAAGTTGACTGGAAAATTGATGGAACATTTAAAAATAATCCTGATAATATTTGGTACGAAGGTCCAGTAAAAAAATAATAAAATGAAAAAATTTCAAGACATTTTCGAATTCTCATTATTATGTGGTGCCATGAGTTTCGGTTTCTTCATATTATATTGTGGGTTTACATTATTAACAGCAGCAATTACGGCAATTATTTAAACATGAAACTAATATTAACAATTTTAGCAGTTTTAGTGTCTATAACGGCATTTAGTCAAACAATAGGCACAACTAAAACGGAAAATTATAAAGCGTCTTTTGAAACAAAAATAGACATAAGTCAATTTTTGGACTACGACGGTCCGCAAATTCCAATACAAATTCTTAAAGCGGGTATCAGTGACGAAATGTACGAAATGTACCCAGAACTTAAAGAAAAAAGAGTTGGTTTGGGCGTTGCCAATATAACAATGGAATACCTTGAAAACTTAAATAGATTCAAATTTACTGAGGATAAAACCGAAATAAAGAATCGTATGGTAAAACAATTCCAGGCATCTCAATCTGGGATATCGGAAAACAAACTAGATGGCAGGGGTAAAATTAATCTAGCGAAGTATTTTGTAACAGTAGAATGTTATGATTATTCGATTTCTGAAGATGAAACGGTTAATTTAAAGGATGGTGTTAAAGACAATATGGTTACACGTATTGGTTTACAGGTAAGATTCACTGACGCTGAAACTGGAGTATTATTCGGGGCGTCTGGTTTGGGTGAGGCGGTAACAAATAGACAATTAACGTTATTATCTGACGCAACAGTAGATCCGATTAAATTTAATCAGTCAACTATCTCAATTGCAACAAAAAAAGCGTTAGACATTGCTTGTGCAAGAATTCTAGATAGAATGATTAAAAAGGGGATTTTTACCGAATAAGTTAAAATAAAAGAAATTAACAATAAATTAAAAGGGGTCCACAACCCCTTTTTTTTATATTTATAAGTATGAGAGTGTGTGAAGTTATAGATGTACCACAAAAAGTTGATTGTGAAAATTGCGTCCCTTGTTTGAGGTTAAAAATGATGGAGATGGGCTTTATATGTGGGCAACAAATTGAAATAAGTGAAAAAAAGTTAGGATTATACTTGGTTAATATTCTATCTGGAAGTGGTCACGTAGAATCAACTTTAGCATTAAGACCTGAAGAATTGGATAGAGTTATTTTAAAAAATATATTATGAAAAAATTTAAAAAAAACAGTATGAAAACAATTTTATTTTTAGTTTTATTATTCCCAACTTTAATGTTCGGACAGGTATCAACATGGAGAACTAATCCACCGCAACAATCAACACCACAACCGAGAGTTGAAACACCAAAAACACAACAATCAGCCCCACAAAGAAATGATGTGAGTAATTGGAGAAATAATCCACCACAACAACAATTACAACCTAATCCAGACCCGCGTGGTAGAATACGTGTTCAAAATTGGAACAGGCAAAATCAATTTGGGTATTATTGGGGTAATTGGGGGTGGTATCAACCATTACCATATATTTGGTATGATGATTTAGGGTGGAGACAAAGAAGTGTAATTCACATATATGAAAGTGGTAAAAGAGACACGATTAGAAAGGAATCGCCATATACCACTTTTGGTTTTGGACATACCAATAATAAGCAAGTGTCTTATTGGGGAGCAGTCGGAGGTAAAAAGGGATATTTTATTTTAGATTATGTGATGACATATGAGATTGATCAAAATAAATATTACCCATATGGCAACATTGCTATAGCTGACTTCCCAATTAGTGATAATGATTTTAAAAAAGAGTCAGCAATTTATTTGGGCGCGGGTAAAAGAATTAACAAATTGGGAATTCACGGTATGATTGGTTTTGGGCGTGAAATTTTGAGATATCAAGGTAGAGATGCTATTGGTGGAATATCTTTTCCAAAGTCGAATACAAACTTTACAACATTCAAGATTGGTGTTATTAGAGATTTTAATTTTTTAACTATCAAATTTGACGTCGACCCAATAAGAAAATACACTCAAATAGCGATTGGTCTTAATAATAAGTAATTAATGAAAAAAATTATTTTTTTATTTATTATTCTTTGTTTTGCCTCAATATCGTATGGGCAAACATACAGTCAAACATTTATCGATAAATGTAGTGGTGAAAAAAAAATAGCCACAACAACAATGATAAATGGTTATGCTACAGTGTCTTTTTACAATCAAGTTAGAACCTTTTCACCATTAGAAGTACAAACAGGTGTTGTGCAAACGTGGTTATTAACAACAAAAACCACATATGAAGCATTAACATGTCCGGTTATTAATAACCCTGTTGTTCAACAAGCTGTAGCAAACGCCGCGGCTTCGGCAGCGTCCGCCGCCGCTAGTTCAGCCGCTAGTTCAGCCGCGAGTTCTGCTGCTAGTAGTTCTGCAAGTTCCGCAGCTAGTAGTTCCGCAAGTTCTGCCGCGGCTAGTTCTGCGTCAACCCCACCGCCAGTGACACCACCACCATCAAGCGGAAGTTCATCATCAACACCACCTGCAACGAGTGGTGGATCATCATCCTCTAGTAGTTCATCTTCTAGTAGTTCATCGTCATCATCATCGGAAAGTAAAACAGAAACTAAAACCGAAGCAAAGACGGAAAGTAAAAGTGAATCAAAATCGGAAACTAAATCTGAAGAGAAAAAAGAAGAAGCTAAATCAGAAACTAAAGAAGAAAAGAAAGAAGAGAGTAAATCAGAGGAGAAAAAAGAGGAAAAGAAAGAAGAAAAAAAGGAAGAAAAGAAAAAGGAAAAAGCGGCGGTAACTAATCCAATGTTATTGTCATCAGATTTGTCAACAATTGAATCGCCTGACGGTAGATGGTTACAATCAGCAACTATTGGTGTTTCTAAATCATCGTTAGGTGGCGATAAAAGTTATTCTGCAAATACGGTCATTATGAGCGATTTAAAGACGTTTATTGTTAGTGGTGGATATACTAAGATGGACTTTAATGGAGGCAAATTAAACGCAATACATTCGTATTCAAGCGCATTTGCTTATTTGAATGGTAATTACATGAATTTATTGGGGTATACGTGGATTAAACCAACCCCAAAACATGGTGTTTTTGGTTATAACTTAGGTTTGATTAATTTATTTTTGAAATCGACAGATACCACATATGACTATAACATGTCAACCTCTGTTGTGGCATTTTGGACCAAGCCATATCAGTATAGTAAAAAATTAACCATTTCACCTCAGTTATTTACGATGTTTGCACCAATATCTTGGAATAGTGTTGCTGGAACAACTACGGTAAATAGACATATGGGCTTTTTGGTAGGTGCTTCCTTTGATTATAAAATTAGTAAGAGGTTTGGATTTAGTTTTAACTATAAACTAAGTGGAAATACCGCTTCAGGAACACCATTCTTAAGTAATTTCTTAATCGGTACTAGAGCTATATTATAACGCTATTTTAATCTAAAACAATTCACTTTTTTGTGTTTTTTTAATATTATTATTAATATGAAAATATTAGTAATCGGAGACGTTTGTGATGACGTTTTTATTTACGGAGTGTGCGAAAGATTATGCCCTGAAGCACCCGTTCCGGTTTTTAAACCGACAAAAGTAACTAGAAATTTAGGGATGGCTGGTAATGTCTATGATAATTTATTATCATTGGATGTTGAGGTAGTTGATTTACTATCAAATAAAGAAAAAATAACGAAAACTAGATATGTTGATGAAAAATCAAATCAAATGTTAATTCGTGTAGACGATAATGATGTTATTGAAAACACATTTAAGTTTGAATCTATCGATTTTGAAAAATATGATGCAGTTATTGTTTCAGATTATGATAAGGGGTTTTTAACAACTAAAGATTTGGAATTAATATCTAATTCACATAATTTAACATTTTTAGATACGAAAAAAATATTAGGTCCTTGGGCAATAAAATATTCATACATAAAAATAAATGAAACTGAGTGGCAAAACTGTGAAAAAGGAGGATTAGATTATAACTACTGGAAAGAAAAACTAATTATTACTAAATCTAGTAAAGGTTGTTTTTTTAATGGTAAAACATACCCAACTGAAAACGAATTAGTTATAATGGATGTTAGTGGTGCGGGAGATACCTTTATGGCATCATTTGTTGTTTCATATGTGAAAAATAAAGACGTAGATGTTTCAATTAGATTTGCTAATCATTGTTCTGGTATCGTAATTCAAAAAAGAGGGGTTAGTACTTTATGAAAAAAGTTTGGATAAATGGGTCATTTGATATTTTACATATTGGCCACATACGTCTTATAAATTTTGGGAAATCCTTTGGTTCTATAAGAGTGGGTTTGGACACAGACAAAAGAATTAATGAAAAAAAAGGGTTATTTAGACCATTTAACACACTATCGGATAGAATGGAGTTTATATCTAATATCAATGGAGTAGATTCGGTAGTATCTTTTAATTCAGACATTGAATTATCTGAATTAATTATGGATTATAACCCAGATTATTTTATTATTGGTGATGATTATCTGAATAAACCAATAATTGGTTCACAATATGCAAAAGAAATTGTATATTTTAATAAAATTAACGGGTACTCAACCACTAATTTAATTTATAAATGTAAAAACGATGTTACCAGAACCACAAATTACTGATTGTTGTAAAATACCAAAAGGATGGGGGCACGAACTAATTATTGAGAATAATGAACTTTACTGCGGTAAAATTTTAGTTTTCAATAGCGGTTGTAGATTCTCAATGCATTATCATTTATTAAAGGATGAAACTTGGTATGTTAATTCAGGGGAATTTATCTATAAATTTATCGATACTGAAAAAGGATTAACAAAAGAAATAAATTTAAAAAAAGGTGACGTTGTTAGACAAAGACCAGGACAACCGCACCAATTAATAGCACTAACAGATGGTGAGATTTTTGAAGTATCAACAACTCATTTCGATAGTGATAGTTATAGAATAGAAAAAGGAAATACATTATGACAGAAAGAAAATATTTACCAACCTTAGCAGAATTAGTTGATAGATTATCAATATCACAATTAAAAGAGGTGTTTATAGCTGAACACAAAGTGGAATACTCACAAGAAATAAAGGATATTGTTCATGATATTCAGTTGTGTTTAAATGATACGGATCAACCGATAACCGCAGAAACAATTAGGGCGATTGTTGTTTTATCTCAAATGAATTTACACATTTGGCATAATGAATCAAATTACCGTAAAGGTATTAAAGACGGTAATAACCTAGAATTAACCCACGGAATTAATGGTATTAGAAATACCGCTAAAAATAAAATACAAGAGATTGTTGGCGGTAGAAAAGATTACAAAATAGATTGTTTAGCTGCCGATTTCAAAGATTGGGAAATTAGCTGGTAATATTTTTTAATATAATATTAGCAATCGTCTTATGACCAGTTAAACCCATATGGTGATCTGGCATTGTTTTACCTTCACCAAAAAATTCATAATCTTTATGTATTGTCATATATGGGTACATGCTAAAAAGCGTGTCAAAACAACTAAATGTATATCCACCATATTCTAAATTTAAAAATTTTTTAGATAACAATTCATCATTTTTAATTAAATTAAGATAATCATTTGTCCAAGAAATAATATTGAATTTTATATTTCTATTGTCTAGATATATTGCCAAATCTTTTATATTTAAAACTATTTGTTTTTTAAGATCATAAAGCCAGTCATCAATGTTTATTTTTTCTTCAATTAGATATTCTTTAAACTCTTTTAATTTATGATTATTATCGTGTAAATTAGACCCGTCTAACCATTTTTCTTCACCTTTATAAAAATAACGATATGGGGATCTAAATGGTTGTGTTGTTTGAAGTAATACATATTCAACATTTTCATCTATATTGTTTTTTATAAACTCAATACTTTCGAAATCTGAACCACCATTCTCATCTTTAACAATGTCCACTTTATTTAAGTGATTAGCTACAATTTTAGAATATCGATTTTTCTTTATAAAATCCACATGTTCATCGGTTAAAAATTCTTTAACATAATGATTTGACGGCATGATTTTAATATCGTTAAATTCACCATAGTATTGTAATCCTTGTCCCCAAGTAAATGAATCACCAGCAAAAATAAATTTTTTATTTAACATAGATAAAGTTGTGTAATTCTTTAGCGATATGCTTCATACCCGAAACCGAAAGATGAGAGTCAGTGGGTAAGCAATAGTTATTTTTAATAGTATGTTTAAGCATTGAATAATCCCCATTAATATTGAAAAACCCTCGTTTTTTTAATTCGGATAATTCTTTATTTTTATTTATTTCTGGCCAATATATAAAAATAATTTTAGAATTAAATTTCTCAGCATATGCATTTAACACATCGATTTGATACATTAGATACATGAAAGATTCGTGTTCATTAAAAACATATTTAAGGTATGTTTCATATGATACTTTTAATTCATTAAGTATGTCATCTGGTATATTGTTATCAATTTTACCATAACTTGATTGTATAACATTTTTAATAAAATCAATATGAAAAGGAAATTTTAATTCATCGCTTGATTCGTTAATCATTGGGATTGAATTTATAAATTCTGGCTGATAATCAACCCAAGAATTTATGATGTCATGATATCCACCTGTTCTATGTAAAAAAGTTAATTGACAAATAAATAACGAATTATTATAATCTTCTTGATTAATTGCGTCATATATTTTTTTTAATATTAAATTATTACTTTGTCCTGGATATGCATAAGATTTAACCTTAGAATGATCACCTAAGGTCTTGTCATAAACAAGTAATGAAAATTCATGTGGAAAACTAGGATTTCCGCATGAATATGAACAACCAGTAAAAAGTATTTTATTCTGCAATGAATTCAAATGGTTTTAATGTCATGGTTGGAACAAACCTATGGTGATAGTGTTCTGTATTATGTGATGTTTCTTTAAAATTTGAAAAATACATACCATGCATTTCATCATCAGTTAACTCACATAATTTTTTTATGTGATTCATAAATGAATATAACACATATTCTTTTTCAACATATGGATCAACATGTTTAATTTTATTTTCATAATCCTTAAAATATATTGGGTTATCAAAACTAAATCCAGATTCTTTAAGAAATGGATAATATTTTTCACTATTAATTCCACAAAAAGGTGTGAATGACGCAAGTGGTTTCCAGGTCTTTTCACTAACCCAAGTTCTATCTTTTACCCCAAAAAAGGTTTCAATAAAAATCTCAAAATAAGTGGATATTTGCAACGGAAGATTTGATGTGTGAAAACCAACTTGTCTTAATGTAAAAATTTGTTTATTTTCTACCCTTTCTCGCATCATTCCAATAAAATCGGTGTCAGATTTTTCAACTACGTCATCTGCCATTGAATCAATTAATAATGGAAACTTTTTAGAAAATGGGTGATTGTACATATATTCAACCTCATAATCCGAGTTGTACATTTTTGCTGTTTCGTTTACTGGAAAAATATTTAAATCCGGAAAAGAAATCTTACCCAAATTTTCAAAACCGTTTTCGTGTATAAACTTAACAACTCTCCATCTTGTTAATTTGGGGTGATGGTTAAAAAATATAAATCTATTTTGTTTTTTAAATTGAGTTGTTGACACCATAGATTGTATGAAATTTAAATTGTCTGGTGTTAGGCAGTATGAATGTGGTTTATCATCCCAAAAGAAAACTCTATGTGGGTAATCACAAATTAATTGAGCATTACAACTAAAAACAATCCATCTGATATTTGGATATTTTTCCATTATTTTAGTCAATATTCCATGATATACATGATTGTAATATTCAATATATGAAAATTCAAAAATAATTTTATTTACATCTGGAACTTCACTTATGAGTTTTTCTATAGCCACTTCCATATTTGTTGACCTTTCTGGAGGGGTGATATCATTATCTGTAAACATTGTAGCAATCATTAGATTATAGATAATAACAGTGTCATTTGATTTATCCAAATAACTTGCAATGTTTCGATTTTTAATTAAACCCAATTCTATTAAACGATTGAATTTCCCAACAAATTTATGGGAATTAATATTGTATTTTGCTTTTTCAATAAATCTATTATGCCCTTCGGTTTCATAGAAGTGTAACTTTGCCGCCATATTCTTTTAAGTTTTTATAATTATCAATTGTTATTTCTTTAAAATTATTGTTTTTATAATCCCAATCCTTTATGAATTCATTATTGACTTGGTCTATTAAACCAGAGTCCACAGCATATCTAAAGTCACCATATTGGTTTAAATGATCTCCGAAGGATACTGGTTTAACACCATGTGTTAAGTACCCGATTGTGCCGATATTTTCTAACGCAAATTCATCAATCCCACCATACTCAATTCTATCATTATTATATAGAATAAAATTACCCCAATCAATTAGATTGCGATATTTTGACCACTTTTTATCGTTGTACAAAATAGAATCTTTCCATTTTTTAGGTAATATATATTTGGTGTTATCTACTTCTTCAATTTTCTCAACCCCTTCAATTTTTTCAACCGTTTTGATTTCAAACTCATTTAAGGGAGTACTTGTCCTATCGAAATTAAAACCAGTTAATGAGGCATTAAAGAATAAAAATCGATATTTAATATCGTTTATTTTTAAAAAATTTTGCAAGTTAGTAATGTCAAAATGATACCTTATTGCTCTTTCGGTTGGAGAATTGGTTGGTTGAGATTTTAATAGAAATTCTTTGAATTCTTTATATTCTTTTTTCTTTTCACGATAAATTGTACCAAGTTGATTTTCAATATTAATAAAACCAATATTGTCTATTCCTTGACTATATATTTCACAATCATTTCGTAGTTTCCAAGTACTAGCATCAAACGATGTTGTAAATATTTTAACCTCTTCGAATTCAGTAATATCATAAGATGTTGTTTCTCTAAACATACTTGACCATTGACAAATAACAAATATATTTTTTGGTTGAACTCCTTTATCCAATAATTTTTGAACAAACATCATTGCCGAATATAACTGATACTGACTACCTAAAGAACTACCTTGTAAGTTATATACTTTTATATCACCAAAGTAACCAATGTTTATTAAGTCCCGAAAAGCTCTTGCTTGTTGACCATATGAACATCCAGTAAATACTAAGTGTTTCATCTATCTCTTTTTTGTAGTGTTGGGTTAGTTGTTGGCCATTCCATTTGATATTCTGGGTCGTTCCATTTAACAACACCTTGTTCGTTTGCATCAACGTAACCATCTTTATAAAATAAATTATAATGAAACATACAATCAGTTAATGCATAATGGCCGTTAGCAAAACCTGGAGGTATTAAAACTTGATTTCTATCTTTTTCAGTTATCATAAATGATTCCCAGTCACCAAAAGTATCTGAATTTGGTCTCATATCTAAAACCACTAGATAGATATCACCTACCGCCGCCTGAACTAATTTCCAGGTTTTATTGTCATAATGTAGTCCCCTTAATACACCTTTATATGATTTAGAAAAACGACCATGAATACTAATCTCATTTTTTTCATAATGAATATGTCTCATTACTGGATGTTCTTCACTATGAAATGTTGTAAAAATTTCACCCCTATATTCTCTGTATATTGAGGGTGTAAAAGTAGGTACCTGATACCCGAATTTTTTTGATGGTGTTTCTATGAACTCATCCCATTTATTACTCATACTATGTGTTGTTTGCGTATCCTAAAGGAAAACCATTTCTAAATTCAGATGTCATTCTTGGTATGAGGACTTGATATGTTTTCATCAATTCAACAATACCGTCATCTAAACCATAATTAGGTTTCCATCCAATAGATTCTATTTTATTGTTTGATACAATATAATCTCGTTTATCCGGATCTTCGTAAAAATCAGAATATGATATGGCAAAGTCAGGAATGTATTGTTTTATCTTGGTTAAAAGTTCTTCCTTATTTAAATTGGCATCACTTAAACCAACATTATACACATTATTTTTCATTGTGTCATAGTTCTCAATGGCGAATGTAAAAACGTTTGCAACGTCTTGTATGTGTATGAAATTACGTTTAAAATGTTTTTCAAAAACGACAATATACTTGTCTGTCATCGCTTTATAAACAAACTCATTAACTAATAAATCGGTTCTCATTCTTGGGGAACTACCAAATACTGTCGCCAATCTAAAACAAACTGCGGATGTACTAAACATCAATAAATTTTCAGCAGCACATTTACTTTCACCATAAACAGATATCGGTTTTAATGGGGATTCTTCAGTACATTCAGTTTGATTCTCACCAATACCATATCCACTATTTGTGTTCGGATAGAGGATTAGTTGATTTTTAGACAGATGAGGTACTATATTTTTTACTTGTTCAAAATTAACATCCCAAGATAGTTTAGGATCGGCTTTACATGCTGGAAATCCAACAATGGCGGCTAAAGGAATAATCACATCGTGTGTTTTAACCAGCTTTTCTAATAAACTTTCATTACGCACGTCACCATAAATAAAATTATATTTTGGGTTATAAGTGAATTGTAGCGGGGATATTTGTTTGAACATTAGGTTATCTAGTACGGTAACTTGATGACCTAAATCTAGCATGTTTTTAGTGATGACGGAACCAAGATAACCAGCACCACCTGTTATAAGAATTTTCATAGGGAAATGTACTAAAAAAAAATAAAAAAGTGAATATACGATTAGTTAATATTTGCAAAATAATCGTGCAGATTTTTAATTTCAGCACATTTCTCATAGTCCTCATTATCTTCGTAATATGGTAATATTTGCTTAATTAAAATTTCGTAATCCAACTTCTTAAAACTAAATTCGGTATCCCATGACAACACACCCATATCCGTTGACACCAATAAGGTTAAAACACGTTTTCTGGAATTGTTTTTAAATTCGGTGTAAATGTCTAAAACACCGCGATAAATTCCGTCTCGATTTGTGTTATACAAATCCTTAAAATCGTTGTACATTCTTTTTTCAATCTCAACAACGATGAATGGTTCTTTTTTTCTAGTCATTTTTAAAAGGTTTTGAGTGTGATGGGTATATTGAGTTCCAGATCATTTCGTTTAATTGATTTGAGTATGAATCTAATCTTTTAAAAAGAAATGACCTATTGGGGTTGTCTTTTATTTTTTCAGCAAATTCTTTTTTATCTATCAACTCTTTAAATTGATTTTCCACATCGGTTTTAATGGTGTCAAATTGATTTTGTAAATCTAGAATTGTGGTTTTAACCCAATTGTTAAATTCATCTGGGACTTTTTCAAGTAGTTCATCAAACGGTCTGTTATCTTTCAAATATTCCCAAATATCTCTATTTGATATGTTGGTTAAAATCCTATGAAGTCGTACATATTCGTCGCCTTTGATTTTCATTCGAAAACCATTTTTAAAACGAATTACATATCCTTCTCTATCTTTCGATATTTCTTCTTTTAACAAGTCATACGATTCCCCCCATGTTTTGTATGTCATAACAACTTCAAATCCAGAATCTTGCGTCCAAAACAAACTACTATCGGGTATTTCTTCACCTGTTTCTGTATGGATACCACCGAGAACAACTAATTTTTCTTCACCTTTATAATCAACAACAATTCTATTTTCGGGATAGATAATTTCAAACAAATATGTATTGTCTTTTCTCCATGCGCTGATGTCATGCCTATCAAGAATTTCTTTTCCTTTAATTGCTTGTGGTGAGGTAAATGATCCGCGAGTTGCTAATATCCACTCACCCTTTCTTTTTGGTGTTGGTTCGTAATATGGGTTATCGAAATCAGGTAAGTCATTCGGGTTAAAGAATTTTTCCATACCCGTTTCATAATTGTTATTAAACCAAATATTGTATCTTCTTTCATCCGTTAATTCTTCTTCATAATAAAAAAGAATACCTAAAGATCCATCCATCTTTTCATAAACAACATAATCTTCATTTGGTATGTCTTCAGGTTTATGTTCTTCGTAATTAAAAAATTTCTTAAATGGTCTAGCGATTATCTCACCTTTTGAGTTGGTGACTAACCCGCGACATTGTATTGTAATATCATCCCATAACCTATCATATTGAACCTTTGGAGTATAATTCCAAATGAACAAATCATATTTTGGGTGTTTTTGCTTTGAAAGCAAACCATTTTGAAAGTATGTCTCTAATTTTTCTAACACTAAGTTTTTTTGTTTTGGGGTTAACTGCTTTTGTAAACGATACAACAAACTTACTCATGTCATAATTGAATATCAAATCTACTTATCATTGATTGTAGTTTATTTTCTGGAACATTGTGAATATTAGAACTACCATGCCTATTTTCCACAATTAATGTGTGAACACGATAACGATATCTCTCAGCCATCTCAAAATACATCTTCATTTCCCATTCTTCTGTGAAAGTATTTGCAACAACAATTTTAGAAAATTCCATCCTCATTCTTTCAGCACATTTTAACTGGCAATCATTATGTGCTTCTTTTAATTTTGTTGCGTCAAAATTATAGTTACCCTTATCATCGATAAAGAAATTATCGGCAGATAACACATCCTGAATATTGGATTGATTGGTATGTAGTATTACATCCCCTAATGTCGATTTACCGCTACCAGGAATGCCTCTAAGTAGGATTAAATCACCAATATATTTTTCTTCCATATCCATTATTCTAAATTTTACACTAAAATAAATATTTTGTTCAAAAAAAACAAAATATTATCCATATAAATATAAAATGGGGGCAAAAAACCCCCATATTATGAAATATTAATATTTTAACACTATTGAATGTTTTTAAACATTTGGGGTACAGTACCATAAACTGGTAACTTACCATCCCATTTGTTGATGTATTCCAATTGTAATAATAACGGCGTCAAGGTTACTTGCTTCATTCTATTTGATTCAGCTTCTGCTTTTGCTGACGTTAACATAGCTTGGGCATTACCCTCAGCAGTTGCCACTTTAATCTTAGCTTGTGCTTCCGCTGTTTTAACTTCATTCTCGGCTCTTAACGCCGCTTGAACCGCATTGTTCTTAGCTTCGATTGAACGCTTGAATGTTTCAGGGTAAATTAAATTTGACGTGAACTGATTAATTGTAAATCCCTCTTTTAATAATTGCCCATCCAATAATCTACGAACTTCGATTTCAAATATTGCTCTATTAGAGATTAACTCATCCGCTGTGTATTTGTTAGTGGCTAATCTGAACGCATCATAGACCGCTGTCTTTAAAAATCCCTCTTCAATGTCTTCTAGGGGTCTACGATATTTGGCGAAAATCGCCGGTACTTTATCTCTTTGTACTGAATAGTTCATAATGGGCGACACATTAAATTCCGAACCATCCTTACTATTTACAATGAATGAATTCTCACCTTTATATTCTTTGTGTTGAATGAAAGTAGGAAACTCATAGATACGAGTGGTAATTGGATTATAGAATACCATACCTGTAACTGCGGTTACGTCATCCACACCTTTATTATCCCCATACTGATTAACTTTAACACCAACATGTCCAGCATCAATTCTCTCACATGAATTAAATAATACTACCAATAGGATAAATCCTAACACACCTGCACTAATTGCTTTTATCATTTTTTTAATTTTTAATTGTTTTTGTAATCTTAATTCTTCTCTTTCTTTTTCTTGACGAGCATAACGGTCCTCAAAACTTTCATTATAAATTGCCATATTATTTGTTTTTTATTTTTTTTCTTGTTTTTACAAATTTCTCTTCTGTTTTAACATCTGAAAATTGCTTTGGGTTTCGTTTCTTTTTAATCACCTCTTCTTTTGGTATGTAATCTAGTTCAGTTTCTCCTGGTTCTAAATGCTCTGAATTAAAAAGGTTTTCAACTTTTAGTAGGTGAAAAAGTAAGACAAATACAAATACTGCAATTAAAAATGATAATACATTAAAAAATGTATTTGCGGCGGTTAGTCCTGGGTAGATGATATATTCGAATATTGCAACAACCCCTATACCGCTAACAATAGGGATAACAATTTTCTTGTCGAATACTTTCTTTAATAGTTCTTTCATATGACTAATATAATAAAAGAAAGTTGTAAAAAAAAATAAGGGCTACTAGAGCCCTTAAATTTATTTAACAGTTGTTACAGAATCTTTTCCAATTTCTGCTGTTGTTGAATCTGTTGCAGATACTGCTGTAGAATCTAGATTAACCGACGTAGAGTCGGTTGTTTCAGTTGTGGTTGACCCTGAACCACATGCCGTTAATGCTAACATAGCACCAATAGCTAAAATCATTGTATATTTTTTCATAACAGTAAATATATGTAATTAATATCATAAAACAAAATAGAAATAAAAAACCCCAACTGGATGTCGGGGTTTAAGGTCGTTGCGTGGGTTCAACCCCACTATTAAAAAAACGAAAAGGTAATCGACAAAGAGTACCTCGAGAATATAAATATATAAAAAAACAGAAAAAGTCCACTTTTTTTTATTAATTTCAAGAAAAAAGTTTATTTTTGTGTTCTAAAAATAATAAAAATGGAAAATCTGGTAAATATCGAGCGTCTAAGTGATTTATTATCAATACCTTCGGTAACATATGACGAATGGGACATGGTTGAGTACCTATCAGAGTATTTTGATAAAAAGGGTTATGAGTATGGTGTGGATTCATATGGTAACATTTTTGTTACCAAGGGGACCGATGTAATAAAACCGTTGATTTGTGCTCACATAGACACCGTCCATAAAAAAACAAAAATCAACATAAAAGAAGAATGGTTACCTAGATTAAGTTGTTATGGTCAAGTATACCCATACGATGAAAACGTTTTATGTTTAAAGGGTTATGATGATAATGGTGAAGAAACTGGTTGTGGTGGTGATGATAAGTGTGGTGTATATGTTTGTTTAGAAATATTGGATCGTGTTGATAATATCAAACTAGCGTTCTTTGTTTCAGAAGAAACAGGTTGTATTGGTTCTAGTAATTGTGAACCAGAGTTTTTTGAAAATACAAAGTTCGTATTATCCTACGATGCTCCCGGAAATCAATTGGTTACCGAAATTTGTAACGGTGTTAGAATATTTGATAGGGAAAGTGATTTCTTTAAAGTTGTTTCAAAAACATTTGAGGAGATTGATTATAAACCATTATATGGTAGTCATCCCTACACAGACATTTATATGATGAAAAAACGATTTGATATTGATGGGGTAAATTTATCTTGTGGATATTATAATATGCACAGAAAATCAGAATATGTCTGTGTCGACGACGTTGCTAAAGCCATCGACACAGGGCTTAAATTACTCACTAACCTTTCCAACAACTAATTTAAGAATTAGTTTATCTTCTTTGAATATTATTTTGTAATTTTTATTCTCTTTAATGGTGCCTTTTAATATTTCATCACTAAGGAAATCTTCACATAGTGATTGAATTATTCTTTTGATTGGTCTAGCACCATATTCTTGTTGTTTATTTCTGTTGAAAATTTCATCAATAACAGTTGAATCAAATTTAATTGAATAACTTTTCTCAATTAATCTTTTTGTCAACTTTTCCATTTCTAATGTAATAATTGATTTAAGTGCTGTTTCATCTAACGGATTAAATAAAACAATATCATCAATTCTATTTAGGAATTCTGGGTTAAATTGTTGTTTCAATGATTTTTGAATCATAGTTCTTTTAACCTCATATGATTGTTGTTCGCTAGATGCTGTAGAGAATCCAATTCCTGCACCAAATTCGGAAACTCTTTTAGCCCCAATATTTGAGGTCATAATAATCAACGTGTTGGTAAAATTTATTTTTCTACCAAAAGAATCTGTAACGTGTCCTTCATCCAATATTTGAAGTAAAATGTTAAACACATCTTTGTGTGCTTTTTCAATTTCATCAAATAGAATCACCGAGAATGGATTGTTTTTAACCTTTTCAGTTAATTGCCCACCCTCATCATAACCAACATATCCTGGAGGCGCACCAACTAATCTTGATACTGTGTGTTTTTCCATAAACTCACTCATATCAATTCTAATAACATTGTCCGCTGAACCAAATATTAATTCAGCCAAAGTTTTGGCTAGATATGTTTTACCCACACCAGTTGATCCCATAAAAATGAATGAACCAATAGGTTTTTGTGTTTCTTTAATCCCAACACGATTTCTTCTAATGGCTTTGGATATACTAGCTAGAGCTTCTGATTGACCAATAACTTTTTCACCTAATCTTTTTTCAAGGTTAATTAAATTTTCAGTTTCTTTGCGGTCTAATCTAGTAATTGGAACACCGGCCATTGATGTGATCATTTCATAAACATCATCAATACTAATCGGTATTTTATTATTTTTTTCGTTGTCTGCCCATATTGCTTTTTCGCTATTTAAACGATTAATAACTTTTCTTTCTTCATCTCTTAGTTTTGCGGCTTGCTCATAATTTTGAGTACGAACAACTTCGAGTTTTTTTTCTTTAATAACTTCGGCATCCTTTTTTAATTTCTCAATAATTTCTGGAACCTCAATTACTACTCTTTTTTCCGAACCTAATTCATCTAGAACGTCAATTGCTTTGTCTGGGAATTGTCTATCTGTCATATAACGACCAGCAAGTTTGACCGCAATTTCAATCACACCTTCACCATAAGAAACTCTGTGATAGTCCTCATATGATTGCTTTAGATTTTTTAAAATCTCTATTGTTTCCGTTTCTGTTGGTTCTTTTAATATGATTTTCTGGAATCTTCTAACCAAAGCACCATCCTTTTCAATGTGTTTTTTAAACTCATCAAAAGTTGTGGCACCAATACATTGAATTTCACCTCTAGCTAATGCTGGCTTTAAGATATTTGCAGCATCCATTGCTCCAGAAGCGTTACCAGCACCAACCATTGTATGTAATTCATCTATGAAAAGAATTACGTTGGGGTTTTCGGCTAATTCGTGTATAATAGCTTTAATCCTTTCTTCAAATTGACCTCGATATTTTGTACCAGCAACTAATGAAGTTAAATCTAAGGAAACCAGTCGTTTATCCAATAAATTGGTTGGACAATTACCTTTAACAATCATTAACGCTAATTTCTCAACAAGTGCAGATTTTCCAACACCCGCATCACCAACAATGACCGCGTTGTTTTTTTTCTTTCTCGAAAGAATTTGTGCAATTCTTTTTACTTCCTTGTCTCTACCAACGACCGGATCTATTTTATTATCCTCGGCTAGTTTGTTTAGATCCCTTGAAAAATTATCAAGAATTGGCGTTGTGGAGGAACTTTTTCTGTTCCTAGGGTTGGTTTTTGGACCGTCTTCAAAAAAATCTACTGACATATGCTAATTGTTCTTTTAACAAACATAACATATTTCATCGTAAAAAAAAAATAAACGTCAAAATGTCTAAAAAAATGTCTAACCAAGAAGGGACTATTTTCCTAGATTAGGATTTTGTTTTATGGATTTTTATATTTAAATTATAGGAAAAAACATTATGGCTATAATTTCAGAAAGAATTGAAGGTAAAATCATCACTGTTGACATTAATTCAACAAATATAAAATCCGCAAGTTATGATACCGAAAGTCAGGTATTAATAGTTAATTTTAATAATGGAGGTATTTATGAATACCAAAGCGTTCCTTGGGAATTGTTTGCGAAATTTCGTATGTCAGATTCTCAGGGGAAGTATCTTAACCAGCATGTTAAGGGGAAATATTCACATACTAAAATTAAATGAGAAAGAAAACATTAATTGAAGAACTGATTGAGGTTTCAGACCCAGAACTTGATGATAAGATTGTAAAATCGTTTCATAAGAAAACTGAACTATCTTCAGATATTTTTGAGAAAAATGATTATGGTTATACCATGAATAAAGGTGTTAGAGAAAAACTAATGTTAATTTCTGATGCCTTTTTAGATTTTGTGAAGATTAATTTTTTTGTTCATGACGTTGTTTTGACCGGCTCGTTGGCAAATTATAACTGGTCAGAGTTTTCTGACATTGATTTACACATTGTAGTTGATTTCGATGAATTGGGTAAAGATGCTGAAAAAACATCTGATTCATTAAAAGATATTGTAAAAGAATTTTTTGACGCTAAAGAAAGGGTTTGGAACAACAGACACGATATTAAAATTAAAGGTTACGATGTTGAAATCTATGTTCAAGAAATTAATCAGGAGCACGTATCCTCTGGGGTATATTCTATATTAAATAATAAATGGATTGTCGAACCAGAATATGGGAAAGAATCTATTGATGAAGATAAAATACTAAAAAAAGCAGAATATTTTGTAAGTACCATCGATAAACTAGTCGAAAATGCAAATAATGGCGAAGACGTTGAAAGCCAAGTTGAGAAGTTAAGATTAAAATTGAAACGTTTTAGACAAAGTGGCTTAGATGATGGTGGTGAGTACTCATACGAGAACCTTACTTTCAAATTATTAAGAAGAAATGGGTACATTGAAAAACTATTGGGACTTAAAAAGAAACTTATAGATAAGAAATTATCTGTGGAGTATTAATAACCTCAATTTTTTTCCATTTCTTTTGTATTTATAGGATAAGAATAAGATTATATATAATTTATAAAAAATGGGAGATATAAAACCTCTAGGTAGCGAAAAGTTGCAAGGTTCTGACAAAATGAAAAGAATTCTTGAACTTACATATTACCACGAAAACAAGAATAACCCCAAGTCAACCACTAAATCGGAACTTGTTAAGGAAAGCACTAATGGTGTTTACGGTATCATCAAAGAAAGAGATGGTTACTACGTAAAGAAAGGTCTAACTGAATCTACCCTTGATTATATTGGTGGTATGTTCATGAAGAATAAAAATAGATTTAATTCATATGCTGAAGCATTGAAAAGATTGGAATTATTAAGTTCACAAGAGATTCAAGAAGAAGCAACAAAATATGTATTAAAACAAAATACACAAAAAACTGAGGCACCTAAACCAGCTCCAACATTCCCAGAACCAGCATCATCTGCACCGGCTCCAGCACCTGCTCCTGCACCATCTGCTGCGCCAGAAGATATGGGTGGGGCGCCAGAGGACATGGGTGGAATGCCAGAAGATATGGACGCAGCGCCAGAAGATATGGGTGGTGAAGAACCAACAGATACACCAGAAGGTGGTGACGGCGGTCCTGAACACATGAAAGAAGTACAGAGATTAAGTGGTAAACTTGGACAAGCAATTAGAGAAATCGAAGATGAAATGGAGAGTGATGACGTAAAATACGTTATTAATATGATTTTGTCTGCTGTTGATATTGAAAAATTATCTGAAGAAGATAAAGAAGCAATAATTGATAGATTTGAGCCAGAAGAAAGTTTTGATGATGCTTATACCCCAGAAGAACCAGAAAGTGGGGAAGATGCTGGTGCGGAACCAAGCGCTGAAGATGAACCAACTGATGAATTAGCTGAAACAATGAAAAAATTGGAAGAGTTAATTAACACTAAGATTGGTGGTAAAAAAACACCAGAAAAAGCTATAGAAAGTGAAATTGATGAGATGTTTTTCTTTGACGACGAAGAATCATCAAATGAAATGCCAGGTGAAGAATCTTCAAGATCTGGTTTCCACGCGTCAAAACAAGTTGAAAGACCATCTAGATTAGCTAAAAGCATGAAAACTGGTATTGGTTGGTTAGATGACAAAGCAAAACATTATAAAGAAGATGATTTCAATTCGGATGATTATGATGAAGAAGATTTTGATGATTATGAAAGTTTTTCAGCAAAGCATGGCGACACATCATTAGATATACGTGATAAAAAATATTTTAATCACTATAAACCAATGAAAATTAAAACATTGAGAAAATATGATCAAACAGATATTACACCAGAATTAGGTGACATAAATGAAGCGATCAACACGACATTAAGCAAATACTTTGAATAAACGATGTATCTACTCTATATTAATGAACTAGGTCAAGATTACAAAGGGCAAAGACAATATGAATTTATCTTTGGCGAAGACCCAAGTGTGTTAGTTGAAGAGTGGTTCATAATTCCATCAGCAGGTAGAGCAATACCTCCAGAAGTAGAATCAATCGATTTGGTTGGTTTATTAAAAAATTCAGATTTAAAACTAGATTTAGTTCAAAATTCTGATTACTTTGGAGTGATTGACGCGGTTGATGGAATTATTGCTTTAGGATGGGAATCATTTGATTTTGAATCGGAAGAAAGACCTGTTAGGGTTTCTTTTCATTTTGGTGAACAAATTGATTCTGTAACTAATAAGCTAGCGTCAAAGGGTTTAAGGTTGATAAACGAAGAAATAAAATACAAATTAAAGTAAAATGAATAGAAAAGATTTAGTTGAAAAACTTATTAACGAAGGATTTAGTGAGAAAACATTAGTTAGTTTTAGTGACAAGAAACTTAAAATGTTATCAGAAAAATTAACAGTTAGCGCTGAAAAATTAAAAGACCCAAAAATTAAATCTGTTATTGATGCTAATCCAGCTATGGATATTGAAGTTAACGAAACTGCTCCATGGTCATATTATTTTGCAGCTGTTAAAAGATTACAAAAAGAATTAGGTAAAGAGCCAACTAAAAGCCAGATTGATGCTGAAATGAAAAAATTAGCAAAACCAGTGGCAAAAAAAGACGATAAAAAATCTGAAATGAATGAGTGGGTTAATTCTTTAGTTGAAAATGGATATCATCCTTTAACAACTAAAGGTGATATGATAGAAACAATAACTAAAAAAATTAACGAATCAGGTAATGCACCTGCAACAAAGCCAGCGCCAAGAGAAGCACCGGTAAAGGACCCTGGAACAAAAGAACCACCTAAAAGAAGAGATGATCCTAGAAGAACACCTTTTAGAAATCCAAATGAAAATCCTAAGGTGAATCCAAATCCAAAAGCAGAAACTGGTAAAGTTGTTCCAATGCCTAACAAAGCAAAAAAGGGACACAATGGAATACCAGAATTTATGACTTATGACGCAATAACTGGAAACAAATTTAAAATGGCTGCGGAGTAATTAAACATATGAAACTAACTAAAAAATCATTACTATTGGCATTAAAAGAAAATCTTACTGAAATGCCAATGACATTTGACACAGACGATAGACCGGCCGACGACGTTACTCGTGACCTAGCTAATCGTGAAACAAATCTTAAGAAAGTCCCTTTACCTAAAGATGTTGAAGCACCAAACTCGAATTTTGAGGAGATGTTAGCATCTGCTAGATATAAACAAATAGTCGCAAATCTTAGTAGATATGCGGGGATTAATGCTGGAACGGGTGAACGTAATCTTCATCGAATTATGGGTTTGATGACACAAACTCAAGCGCAAATAGCACAAATTGAGAGTACACATAAACCAGAATTAGAAAGATTGGCGGTAGAACTAGCAATGGGTCAATTAGGCGTTATTGAAGGTGATATTGAATATGACGCTAAAATAACATCTGGAATGAGTGGTGTTGACCCTGAGGGTTTTAAAAAGACACCAAGCAATGAACCAAACATTGAAGAAGTTGAAATTGAAACTGAATTATTTGATGAATTATCACATTTAAATTTAGAAAGAGCGAAAAGAAGATTAATCAACGCAATGATGCAAGGTGCTTCTGAAAGAGGTCATTACATGTATCATTTGGTTGAGGAAAGAATTAGAGAAATAACTGGATCAGACCGTTTATTATCGTTATACGGGATTGTTATGTCAACTGCTGACACAATGTATTGGCAGATGTCAAATAATACCTTACAAATGCTTACAGGCGGTAGTGATGGTGAACCACAAGCGGGTGGTAAAGAATCTGTTGATTTAAATTCAAACCCACCAAAGGTTACCGCTAGAGCAATAAATTTTCCAATATTAGTTCACGAATTGGTGAAAGGTACAATGGAAGTTGTTGCAGGTCTTTATGGTCAACCTGAAGATGCAGATGCTGCTGAAAAGGTACGTGATTTAGAAGACACTGTGGATAAAGAAATTTGGGATTTAAGATTAGGACCAGCAATATGGGACATTATGCGTTCGCAATTCCCTGAAGATGTTTTAACAGATGAAGATAAAGTTGGGTTACAATTAGTTTTATTTCAACATATTGTTAAAAAACCAGCTAGAGAATTTTTAATTTTTATGAAAGAGGTTATTTCTGGAAGTGAAAATGGTAAAAGGTTAATGAGTCAATTAATGGATGGTATTAATCAAATGGTTAATGACTACGATTACGAAGAAGCTATGTCCGCTTTTGACGAGGATTTAAGTGACACATCTGAAGGTATAGATGATGACGATTTAGATGACTGGTTAGGGTCCATAGGGATCACTAGAAGTGATGACTAAAAATAATAAAAAGGTGGTTATCCACCTTTTTTTGTATTTATACATATGAATAATAAATTAGAACAATTAAAAGAATATGCTAAAATTATTAAAGATGCTCCGTATGCTTTAAAAACATACTTAACAACTTATGATAATACGCAAAAGAAATATGTTCCTCTAGAATTATTTCCTGACCAAATTCAATTAATACAGGATTACGAAACATACAACGAAAACATTACAAGAAAGTATAGACAGGCGGGTGTTACAACAGTAACCGCTGCGTGGATTTCAAAAAAATTACAGACAGCAAAAGAAAGTGAACCTGAAAGAGTTCTTCTTATTGCGAACAAAAGAGACACCGCGGTAGAAATGGCTAATAAAGTTAGACACTTTATTGAGCAATGGCCGGATTGGATAAATGTGGGATTTTCACCCGATAAGAACTCAGAAAGTAGATTTAGATTAAACAATGGTTGTGAGGTTAAGGCGGTAGCTACATCTGCGGATGCGTTACGTGGATATACCCCAACCATACTTGTATTTGATGAGGCAGCATATATTGAAGCAGGTGACGATTTTTGGGCGGCATCTATGGCGTCCCTATCAACAGGTGGTAAGATTATTCTTATCTCCACACCAAATGGTTATGACCCCATCTATTATGGTGTTTATGACCAAGCATTACGTGGAATTAATGATTTCCATATAACGGATTTAAGATGGTTTAAAGACCCGCGTTACACTAGAGACCTATGTTGGGTAAAATGTCCTGATATATGCCATTACATGTTAAATAGGGAGCAATATAACGACGATGAAGTTGTTTTACATGACTTTGATATTGAAAAATATCAAGAACTCGTTGAACAAGGATATAAACCATTTTCATCTTGGTTTGAATCTATGTCTAAGAAATTTAAATATGATAGACGTAAGATTGCGCAGGAATTAGAATGTGACTTCTTAGGTTCAGGAGATGGTGTTATTTCGGGAGATGTTCAAGAGAATATTGCAAAAAATATGATTAAAGTACCTAAAGAAAAATACATGCAAGGTACTTTTTGGATATGGAATGAACCAGTACAAGGTCATAGATATATTATGGGCGTGGACGTTAGTAGAGGTGATAGTGATGACTATTCAGCTATTAGCATTATTGACTTTGATGAAAGGGAACAAGTTGCTGAATATGTTGGTAAAATGCCACCAGATGATTTAGCGGCAGTTGCATATAAATGGGGTATATTATACGAAGCGTTTATAGTTGTCGATATTACTGGTGGTATGGGCGTGGCTACATCAAGAAAATTACAGGAATTAAATTATAAGAGTTTATTCATTGACGGAGTTAACACAATGAATCCATGGGAATATAATAAAAAAGCCATGGAAAAAATACCGGGAATAAACTTCAATAATAAAAGAACCCAGATTGTAGCCGCATTTGAGGAGCAATTAAGGAAAGGTTTTGCTATCAGGTCAAATAGATTATTAAACGAATTAAACACCTTTGTGTATATTAATGGTAGACCAGACCACATGAAGGGCGCTCACGATGATGCTATTATGAGCATGAGTATCGCATTATATGCTGGGGATATATGTTTCACACAACTTAAACGAAATGAACAGCAATCAAAAGCTATGGTTGATTCTTGGATGATTGCGGAAAGAACATATGAAACTGGTAAGAATTTTTATTCATATGGAACATCCCTAGATGCAATCGGTTCAATGCAAATGGATGGTTCACAATATAATAATACACAATCACAACCTGCAAAACAACAATACCAAGAATATGGCTGGTTATTTGGGGCTAATAAAAAGCATTTATAATCTGTCGGTTTTTGTGTACATTAAGAAAGAAAAAGTATTTATATAGATATGGCAGACCAAAATTTAACAATATTTCAAAGATTAACCAAAATCTTTGGCTATCAGGGACAAACACCACAACCGCCATCGTTTAATTTTTCTAAGGAAGAACTCCTTACGACTAGTGACCCGATGGAATATGAGCGTGAAAGATTGAAACTACAACAAAGCCAATATCTTTTTGATAAATGGGCTAAGGTTGATAATTCAATGTACAATCAATCGGTTTATTATGAGCCAAATAGAATAGCTGCATATTATGATTTCGAATCAATGGAGTTTACACCAGAGGTATCAGCAGCATTAGACATTTATGCTGAGGAATCAACTACAATGTCTGAAAAAGGATTTATTTTAAACGTTTATTCAGAATCAAAAAGAGTTAAGAACATTTTAATTGATTTGTTTGAAAACAAATTAGATATCAACACAAATTTACAAATGTGGGCTAGAGGTATGTGTAAGTACGGTGATGATTTTGTTTATTTAAAAGTTGATCCAGAAAAAGGAATTATCGGTTGTCAACAATTGCCAAATATTGAAATAGAAAGAGTTGAAGGTTCTTTAGGTTTAACACCATCACAAAGAGATAGCAAATTACCGACTAAAGAATTAATGTTTAGATGGAAAAATCGTGACATGGAATTCCAAGCATGGGAAATTGCTCACTTTAGAATTTTAGGTGATGATAGAAAACTACCTTATGGGACATCTATGTTGGATAAAATTAGAAGAATCTGGAAACAATTATTACTTGCGGAAGATGCTATGTTAATTTATAGAACATCTAGAGCCCCTGAAAGAAGGGTATTCAAGGTGTTCGTTGGTAATATGGACGACAAAGATATTGAACCATATGTACAACGTGTTGCTAATAAATTCAAGAGAGACCAATCAGTAGATGCTAGAAACGGTCAAGTGGATATGAGATATAATCAAATGGCTGTTGACCAAGATTATTTCATACCAGTACGTGACCCAGCAGCACCAAACCCAATTGATACACTACCTGGAGCACAGAATTTAGGTGAGATAGCGGATATTGAATATATTCAAAAGAAATTATTAGCGGCTCTTAGAATACCTAAAGCGTTTTTAGGTTTTGAAGAAGTTGTTGGTGATGGTAAGAATCTTGCATTAATGGATATTCGTTTTGCAAGAACTATTAATAGAATTCAAAAATCATTAATTCAAGAATTAAACAAGGTTGCGTTAATTCATCTATACATGTTAGGTTTAGAAGATGAATTAAATAACTTTACATTAGGTTTATCAAATCCATCTGCACAATCAGATTTATTACGTATTGAACAATGGAAAGAAAAAGTCACACTTTACAAAGATGCGACATCTGATCAATCTCAAGTTGGTATTTTACCAGTTTCACATACATGGGCTAAGAAAAATATTCTTGGATTTAGTGACAATGAAGTTCTTCTTGATTTACAACAACAACGTCTTGAAAGAGCGATGGGCTTTGAATTAACAAACACACAGACCGTAATTAAACGTTCTGGAATATTTGATGAGGTTGATGCTAAGTACGGTATCTCAGAAGATGAAAGGCAAGCAGCAGAGGCGGCTACCGCCGCTGAAGGTGGTGGTGAAGCGCCTGAATTGGGCGGAGCAATGGGTGCACCACCTGCACCATCAGGACCGCCATCAGGTGGTGGTGAGGAACCTTTAAGTGAAGGTAAAAAAGCTAAACTTATCTCATCTTTAGGCGGTGGAGATAAATTAGAAGATTTATTTAATATGGAAAAGGCACAAAGGAATATTTATGAAATGGAGAATAAATTAAAAGATATTTTAAACGATTAAAAATGAACAACTTTGGAAAAATAAAGTCGAAGTTATTGAAAAAATTAACTGAGGCGTACACAGATAAAACTTTTAAACAAAATACAAAAAACTTGTTTAAGGTGATTAAGAAGAATAGAGATTTCAAAGAAATGTATCTATTTTATGAAGAAATAGAGAACAAGTATTTTGAGGATAAAGAAACCGCTAAACTTTATGTTGAACAACTTGGTCAATTATTAAAGGAAAAGGCAACGAAAATTAATAGCTTTTGTCAAGTTATCAACATGTCGGTTCATGACACGCAAATAGATGAAAACAAACTTTACGATTCAATTGATCAGTTATTAGAAGATGATAACTTAAATAATATTGATAAGAAAGTTATGGCTAAAAAGAAGTTGGTAGAACATTTAACAACAAAAAAAGAAAATATTGAGAAAACAACCGAAACTTACACAGTAAATGAAAATTTATTACATGCTGTTTTGGCAAACAATTTTAACGTTCTTTATAATAACACATTAAATGAAGAGCAAAAAGAAACCTTAAAAACAATTATATCACTTTCTGATGAAGATTTAAAAACAAAGGTTAACGAATTAAAAGAAAGTTTAACCACTAAAGTAGATACCCTCTTAAGTGAAGCAAAATCTAACGACGCAACATTTGCAACAAAATTAACGGATGTTAAAAAAGAAATGGACGAAATGGTCCCGACGAAATTTAACTACTATCGTTTAAAACAATTAGAAAATGGTCTGGATTAATCTAGACCATTTTTTTTCTGTTGAAGGTATATCGCTTTCAATACTTCCTTCCTTCTACTTACTGAAGGTTTAACAAATTCTTGTCTTTCTCTTAATTTTTGTATTTGCTTGGTCTTTTGAACCTTACTTTTATACGTTCTAAGAGCAGATTCGAGATTTCTTTCCTTACTTAAATCAATTATAATCATATATAAATAAATATATCACAAAATTACCGTTTTTTTGGAATTTCAAAAAAAATTAGTTAAATTAGTTACTAACACCATAAAATGACAATAACATGAAAAGATAAATGAAATTTGGTAAGTATATTCAGTTAGGCGAATATGAAAAAATTAAAATTGGCTACGGAACTGTTGACTTTAGAACATTAAAAACAGTATACATAAAATTAAACGCTTGGGTTAAACCAACAAATGAATCTGACGATTTCGATAGAACTATATTAAGAAGTAGAAAGAAAATTAAAGATACAATTAGAGAATTTAATTTAAATAACTTTTTTAAGACAGAAAGTATTGTAGATTTAGACATTAGAACCAAGGGAATTAAATTGGATAAGAAATCATTCATGAACCTTGAAATCACATTATACGCTGAAAAACAATTTGACATAAAGAACAAAGAGGTTACTTTTATGCTCGAAAATCTAGTAAAAAAACTAGTTGACAATTGTTTAATCGATAAAACCTTATTTAATTTTAGTAAAACCAAGTTTTGAACTTAATTATGTGATATTTATAGAATAAAAAATCTATAAATGAAGATATTAGGTCCAAACGAAATAGGTAAGGGAATTTTAATAGAATACGACGCTGGACACATTTCTCCTAGTGAAAACAGAGCAGTGTTAAAAGAAATGGAGAATAAAGATACCAATCAGGACTTTATTCTCTATGCCGTTTTACAAAAATACGATACACCAAACAAGAACGGTAGAATATACCCACAGGCACTCTTAAAAAGAGAAAACGAAAAATATCAACAAGCTATTAATAGCGGTTCGGCATTAAACGAACTAAATCACCCATCATCATCACTTATTGACTTAGACAGGGTATCCCACAGTATTTTAGAAACTTGGTGGGATAGTAAAATCCTTATGGGTAAAATTAAACTATTCACATCTCCGGGTTGGAAAAAGATGGGTATTGTGTCAACTAAAGGTGACCAAGCAGCTATGCTTTTATTAAATGGAGCAACTCTAGGTATATCATCTAGAGGGGTTGGTTCATTAAAGAATGAAAGAGGTCAAAACATTGTTCAAGATGACTTTGAATTAGTATGTTTCGACTTAGTTTCATCACCATCAACACCAGGCGCATACATCTTCCAAGATTTATCTGATAAAGACAAATATCAAGAATCTGTTGAAGAAAAGCCAATTGTTGATGATAGAATGAAAAAACTAATGGGAAACCTTAATAGTTTTTTAAGTAAATAACAATTTTTATTAGGATTATACGATTAAAAACTAACTTTTTTTAAAAACACTACTATTTATATAGTAAATTAATCATTACAAATGACTGAAAAATCAATTTTAGAACAAGCGTTACTTCAAGTGCAAACACTTGAGGAAGCAGTAAAGCAAAATGCAAAAGGTATCCTTGCGTCAACAATGAAACAAGAACTAAACGATTTGCTTAAAGAATCTATGGAAGATGAGGAGATCAAGTTAACTGCTGAACAAGCAGATGATGAAGACGCTCCTGAAGATGAAGAAGATGTTACCGACCCAGAAGCAGATGCTGAAGGTGAGGGAGATGACGAATTACCAGCAATAAACGATGAACCATCTAAAGACATTGATGGTGAAGATTTATCTGATCCTGATGATGAAGAAGGATTTGGTGATGAATTACCAGCAATCGATGACGAGATGCCAACTGATGACAATGACATGTTAGACATGACTGGTGCTTCTGATGAAGAAGTATTAAAAGTGTTTAAAGCAATGTCTGACGAAGATGGTATTATTGTTAAAAAAGATGGTGACAACATTAGTTTAGAAGATGGTGAAGATGAATATATCATCAAATTAAACGAAGAAGATGAATCTGAAGAAGAATTTTCTGAAGGTTATAACGAAGAAGAAGACGCGCCAATGGCGGGTGACGAAGAATTAGGTGAAGAAGAAGAAACTGTTTATGAAATCGAATTAGACGGTGAAAACGATGACGAAGAAGTTATGTCAACATCAAAAGAAGTTGAAGCGACTGAATCTGCTCGTAACATCGGACACGGTTATCATAGTGGAATTAAAAGTAAAAAATTACATTTCGCTGGTAACAAAAGAGAAGCAGTAAACGAAGAAGTTACAACGTTAAAAAAGCAAAATGCTGAATATAAAAAGGCGTTATTACTATTTAAAGATAAACTTAACGAGGTTGCTGTATTCAATGCAAATTTAGCTTACGCTACAAGATTGTTTACTGAGCACTCAACAACAAAAACTGAGAAGTTGGATATTTTGAAAAGATTTGACACAATTTCTACTATAAATGAATCAAAAAATCTTTACAATTCAATCAAAACTGAACTTGGATCTAAAAAATCTGTAAC